TGGATATTTTTGACGAAAAATACGATAATAAAAGATATGTCGTCTTTAATTCTGACAGGGTTAAGACTAATATACTTATGAATATATTTAATGGTAATAGCAAAGCATTACCTAAAATAATACAGGAACAATTGAAGCATATTAATATAGAAACTGAGCAATTATACGGGAAGATTGTGAAGGCTATGATGATTACCCAGTCGGGCGCAGAAGGTATCTCTTTAAAGAATGTAAGACGCGTATTAATTACTGAATATTTCTGGAATTCTGTAAGAATAGACCAGGTTATTGGACGAGCTGTGCGAACTTGTAGCCACAAATCATTGCCTGATGCTGACCAAAATGTCCAGGTATTCACATATTTGATGAACTTTACAAGGAAACAGCTAAATGATAATCCAACATTACGCAGCAAAGATAAAGAGATTACTACAGATAAACATATCTATAATATAGCAAAAAGTAAGGAAGGGCTCATTAATTCATTCTTATTGATGCTTAAAGCAGCATCATTAGATTGTATAATTCAAGCAGATGTTAATAATCCATTGTCAAATGGATATAAATGCTATAACTGGCCTATCAATGTTAATAATGATGAATTGTCATATACGAATAATATTAATTCTGATAAAAAAATATTACAATATAAAAATAAGCAGCATATAAAGAAGGATAGAGGACGCGTAGTATTAAAAAATGGCAAAAAATATGTAATACTTAAAGATAAATTATATGATTATTACAGTTATGTGAATGCCGGCATTCTTTTACCTGCAAATATGTAGCTTTTTATAATAGTATTAAATAGTTTTATTTTTATATTTCATAGGCTTTAACTTTTGCTGTCAATATACACTTTAGAGCCATTTTTGATTATATATTTACCATTCCTTGGTCCTGTATATATCTTGGCTTTTCCTCCTTGTGTTGATTGTGATCGTGGTTTTTTTTTAGAAGAGGATTGTAACATTTTCATTGTTACAAATCTATTATATTCTTCAAAGGTAGGGTCAACTGACTTAGCAGCATCACGAGCTGCTTTTTCTACACGAGCTTTAAATTTTAAAGATTGTAAGTGTGGTTTTGGATATGGAGAATATATACCAACCTCCTGAAGCCTGGCTTTTTGGGCTTTTCTTTCTTCTTGTTCTTTTCTTGAAAAAGTTGTTGGAACATTAGCTGTATATTTAACACGTGTGTATTCACCGCGAGGAGGAAGAGGACGAGGTAATTCGCTATAAGGATTTTTCAACCAAGGTGCAACTGATGCTGGATTTCTTGGACGAGGTGCGGGTGGTTCAGTATATACAGGTCTATCATTTTGAGAAGATTTAGAACTCATATATTTAATATTCTAATAACATAGAAAGATTTTTATTATAGAATAATAAAAATATATAATTTTTCAAGGATAAATTATACAATTATTAAAGTTATGATAATGCAGGTAAAAATAATAATAGCAAATATGTAAGAGTGTTTACAATATAACATATAAATATAAATTATTATATTTAATTAGATATAAATTATTTTTATAAATTTTATGGCACAAAAATTAAGATGCATATATAGGAAAAAAAAATGTTTTAATCTATGTAATAGGACGACCATAAAAAATACATATTATTGCTGTCATCATATTCATTCTAAGAAGAAACATTTGTGCAAGATATTCTTTGATATCTTTGAAGAGAATGCTGAGATAATGTTTAATGATATTTACAAGATATATAAATATATATTAGAAAATACTCAAGAGAATGATGACATTTTTATAAATATTTTATTTATTGATTTACTTAAAATGATACCTATAGTGAAATTAAGTAGCATTTATAAAAATTATATTGATAATGATAACATCACAGAACTTATTAACCCCCCCAAAAGTATTAAGAGAGTTCTTGAAGATAATAAAAATAATATTTATATGAAGATATATTCATTGAATTACCATACATATTTATTCAGTAATAAATGTAATATAAATATGCTAATAAAATTTCAAAATATAGTTAAATATAAACTATTGTGTAATAGCAATAGTGACAAAGGCGTCGGTACTAACTATTTAAATGACGAAGATGTATTCACATATGTGAATATTAATGCTATACATCCTCGCATGCTATTTACTATCAAGGATATTAGAGGTACATATGCGTTTGATATAGTGGAACTTGAATATTTTGTAAGAAAATGTATAAATGAAAATGTTGTCCCGTATAATCCTTATACTCGCGAAGCATTAAATAAAAAAACTATTTGGAGATTGAATATGAATATGCTATATAATAATATTACAAAGAAACCTGACGAATGCAAATGGTCAACAGATATGCACGCGTATACTGACTTATCTATTGAAATAGAAAGAAGGGGGTTCTATAATAACCCTGAATGGTTTAAAAAGATGTCAAATAATGATTTTATTAAATGTATTAAATTATTTAGAGATTTTTCTTGCAATGTTGATGAAAGTAAGAAGTATTTTTTAAATATAGAGTATGATAATGACACATTCACATATGATTTTTGTAAAGAAAGCATCAAGATGTTCAAAGAATGTAATGATGATTTATACATATTATGCTGTAATTATATGAAATCGCTCGCTTTGTGTTCTAATGATTTTTATAATAATGTTCCTGATTGGTTATCAACATATGAGACAACCTCATATATATCAAACATATCTAATTTTACATCTTTCATATCTACGCTTATTAGTAACGACTTTAATAATATTGACGAAATTAATGATGATCGCTTTAATGATAACCACGGCGATAATCTAAGTAATATCCAAGATATCAGCGTCCCTAATATTAGCGAACAAACAAACATATTAAATACTAATTATGATATGAATATAGAAATGGATATAGTTTCTCCATCAATGCCGAGTTTAATAAGTCCAAGCAATAATTTTTTATTATATTATTATGTAGAATATATGTAAATGAATAGTTATAATAATAATTTAATAAAGAATACTCCTGATTTTCTTTATATACCTCCTGAAAAAATTCAACATACAGAGCAAAATAAAGGGTTCTTTGACGCTTATATTTGTAAATTTAAAACAGCAGTATATGTTGCAATAATATTTGCTCTTTTTTCATTACCAATTGCTTACAAAATACTTGATATGATAGCTAAATTAATATCTAATAACATTGATTTAATTGATTACGAATGTGAAGAAGCTTTGCCTCTTGGCAGATTAATAATGTCTATTATTGTTGGTATTATTATATTTATAATATAAAAAATATAAAAATAAATATTACTCACATATTACTCACATATTACTCACATATTACTCACATATTACTCACATATTACTCACATATTACTCACATATTACTCACATATTACTCACATATTACTCACATATTACTTACTTCTTTTTTGGGGTTACCTTCTTTGCTTGTACTGCTTGTACTGGAGGAACTACTTTGACTTCTTGTACTGTTTGTGTTGTTTGAAGTTGTTTAATTTCTTGAACTGCTTCATCCTCGCCTTCTTCTTCAACATTATCAAGTTCATTACAATCATCTTCTTCATCTTCCTCTTCAGTAGGTACAACTTTATGAACAGGTTTTGATGCTGCAACTACTTGCGATACTGATGGCTTTTCTACAAGTGTTTTCTTTTCAACAGATGATGCGACTTGTTTTTGTGAAATCTTAGAGATAACTTCATTATCAACTGAGATATCATCGTCATCTTCTTCTTCATCATTTACATTAGCGTGTTCATCATCGCTGTCAGCAACAAATGTAATTTTTGAAGTATTGATTTGCTGAAACTTAGCAGATACAATCTTCCAGCTACATCCAAACATACCAGCAGAAAACCAGATACCACTTAGCTGAATAATAAATTGAGCCTTTCCACCCTTGAGATTTCCCAGAATATCGTGAAATACTATTTCATTATTTTCCATATCATAACAATCAAAATCAAACTTATTCTCAAGCGAATTATAAGGAATCTTTGCTTTGAAAGTTGGCGGATATTTATTAGCATATTCTCCAGTAATCTTGTCTTTGTCGTGCTTTACAATAGGAGTAAACATATTAGATACTACATCCTTGTTTCCACTATAATTATTCTTAAACCATACAAGACGATTAGTGAAAGCATCATCAATAATCTTTTGCTCCAATTCCTTCATTTTATCGTGAAATTGCTTGATCTTGGGATTCTCATCCATTCCTTTAAACGAAACAGTAATATCATACTTACGCTCCTCATCTTTTCTTGCCTCATCTTTATTAATAAATTGCGTATTATCATTGACTCCATAAGGAATATTGAGAATAGGAGTTTGAAGATTTACTTTAGCACCTTTATAATTAAGATAAATTGACTTTGCACCGGATTTCATAACCTTGAGTTCCGAATACTTGAGGTTGTCAACATCAAAGTTCTTAGCGAGGAGTACGTTCATTGTTGTATATATTACTTGTTTAATCTTTATATAAATTAGGGAAGACTATCAATTTTTATCTTTTTAATGAGGATTTAAATAAAAAATTTTAATATTTTGACTTGGTGTTAAATATATAATTTTTATTAAATTACATCGTATATATATTATAAACTTAATCCTTTAGAAAATAAATATTTAATATAATTATGGGATCCCAGAAAACTTTGACTAATGAGAAATATGTGTATAGTAATAAAGAATTTCAAATATATAAGACAAAAAAAGGTGTGCGTTTAATAAAAGTTAATAACAATTTTATTAATATCAATAATGTAGCTTCTATTAATAGTAGAATAAGTGATAAAAATCATAATGATATTGTAGCAGAAAATATTAGCGAATTAACTAATTTAGATATTAATGATACTCAAGATATTTGCAGTGATATAGTAGAAGTCAATGATAGCATAGATGGCGAAGAATATATTATTATATAATACTATATTATTATGAATTTGCTACTGCTGTGATTGTGGTGGCGTATTTATTTCGTCTATAGTTTCTATTTTGAAAGAAAGAATAACTAAAAATATTATAAGTGATTTTGTGAATTCATTTGCATTAATATTCTCTAATCCATAATAGTCATTATATGCTACAACTGCATTATCAATACCATACCATATAAGAATATTATTCATATCATATTTTGTTATTGACTCTATACGATCTTCAATGAAATTAATTAAATCCTGAATTAAAAATACATTATCTGCATTGTAATTGCTTTCACAATAACACATATTGTCATATACACTTTCGCATATATCATAAATACTTTCATGGATATTTTCAATCATAACACATTCATACATTTTAAAAATTTCAATATATTCTATACTATTTAAAAATATATATCTTAATCAATTTTTAGTAATTCTTATGTATGTAAAATAAATTGCAATAAATATACTAATAGGATTATTAGTATAATATTTGTGTTTACATCAAAGTTTGCAAGATACGATGCAATTAAACCTGTTGCAATAATCATTATACTATCTGCAATTATTGCTTTATACGATACTTCGTCTGCATAATCCTTGAAAATATCAATAACCTTATTTGAACCTTTAGGAATTTGTCTAATCATTATATAGAAAAGTATGTCATGGGTAATTTGTATTACAAGCATTACTAATATAAAATATATTATTGAAAACTCATCAAAAATATAATAATATATTGCCCTTGCTATTATTACAACTAAAAATATTACAAGAACATCTGCTAAGACCGCCGACAATAGAAACTGTTGATACCACAACTTTATAAATTTACCTAATATATTTGAATATGATAAAATAATACCAACAATATCCACAATAAGAATTGCAGCTATAATTGGTAAATATTCACTTATATTATTGAAATGTGAAATATCTTTAAAAATATTCATAATGTTTAATTACCTTTCTAATTTTATATTACATTATAAATATAAAAAATATATAGAAGATAAACAATAAGAATCAAATATTACAAATTTTCATGTATTTTAAGCGCGTGCAAAGTCATAGATACTGCCTGGTTTTAAAACAATATGATTTGGATCATAAGCATGATTTTCATAATATTCATAGTATCCAAAATAATTTACTATAAAATAATATTCATCACAATAATCTAAATTATATTGAACATCTATATTGGTATTCTCATAATTATAAATATATTCCTTTAACTCAAGAACAATTAACTCCCTAAATCCATTAATAACATTTTCATTTTCCTCATTCAAATTCTTTATAACTTCATCAAGCCTGGATGTAATACTATACTCCTCTCCATAAAATTTATTCAATTCTTCGCGTTCCATATATTCCACCCTCCTTTTATACATTAAGTTATCTATAATGATGTCAAATATCTTGTCAAAATATTTATATGCCTTAACTCTATCAAAGCTTATTTTAATATTCTTGTTTAAACCTGCAGTTTTACAAAGACAAGATATTATTTTTGCATTATCTATTTCAATATTATTAAAAGCGGTATCATTTGTAAAGATAATTTCACTAAGAAGATCGTAGTTAATTGTGCACATTTTTTATGAGATTTGTTGGTACACTTGGTATCACTTGGTATCACTTGGTTGGTTGTTGGTTGGTGTCTAATAACACTAATCAATGTAATAATCAATTTTTTTGTTTTTCTAAACAGATTAGAACAAATTTTTCCTAATTTTTTTATTATTTTATAAAAATTGATTGAGCCTTTTAAAAAAATTTACACGCACATTCTTACAATAATAAAGCAAATTGAATAAACGGAAAGCAAAGCAAATATCAAACCAAGTTCATAGAATGAACACAATTAACGGCGACCTTCTTAGTGAGATCGTATTTACAAATGATGCAGCATTTACAGATATTGATATAGAAAAAGCAAAGATGATTCTTTGTATTTGTAAGAATGCCCGAAATAATAAGAATATACAGATTAGTTTTGACAAGGTAAAGGTATATAAATATTTTAAGCAAATAAGATCAATATCTATTAAAAAAGGAAGGAAAATGGTTTATAAATGGGATGCTGACGATATGGAAGGTGATGTTGACTTAAAAATAAATGAAGAATATAAGGCAAATATTGCTAATATAATAGCAAACATATTCAAAGAGAATTCGTATATTATTTCGCAAATAAAAAGAATTATGATAATAGAGCAAAAATTGAATAAAGAAAAAATTCTAATAAGTCTGAAAAATATTATATCAATTATTGAGAGTTTAGGGATTGATATGGAAAATATTTCAGATGATGACAGAATTATGTGCAACAATAATTACGAATATACAAGAGAAAAATTAAAAAGAGTTGAAATTATTACAATTTTCAAGTATAACGCATATTTTATTAACTTGATGTTTAACCATAATATGATAGAGGATGATATCATAGATTATATTAGTAAGGAATATTTTCATAATAACTGGTACAGACTGCCTATAATATTTACAAAATGGTTAAGTGCCCAACGCAACTTATCAGTATAATAACCTATATATATCCTATATATCTATATTTTTATATATCAATGGTGTTATTATGTGATCTTTCAAATGGTTTTATTTCAGGTATTTTCATCTTTCTCCTTTTTCTATTTATTTTTCTTACCCCTTTAGTTATTTCCTGAAGATCTGTTGGTTCTATATTATTATAGTCAAATATTAAATGTTGTAATTTTTCTAAATATCCTAACATTTCAACAAAAGATTCAGTAAATGCAAAACGACCATTTATGTCCCAATCAAGTTGTGCAATTATATTTGTATAAGTTATTGTTAATTTTTTTAAATTATTAAAAAATCCTATATTTTCTATCAAAGTTAGAAAGTAGTTAATAGTTTCAACATCAGGATCAATGTATTTACCTTCAAGAGCATCAAAATTAGTGATTACTAACTCTTCAACATTTTTATAATGGTTTGCTAAATGCCTTAACCTTATGCTTAATATAAATGCATTAAAAACCTCATCGTTTGCAAAAGACACATTATCTAATATTATTTTTTTTATTTGTAATTTATTAATATTGTCTTCTATAAATTTAATAACTTTCTCGTCTATTCTAACATTTGTTAAATCAAGTATTTCTACATCAATCATTGCCCCTTTTTTAGTAGAAAAAGAAGAATTTAATCTATACATAATCATAAGCTGTGAAATATTTAAATTTTTATAAAGAACTGTTAAAATATCATCTGGTATATTCATAAGTGTAGTACTTTCTCTTTTTACATTTTGTGGTGTTTTTATTAGTGAAGTTATTTTTGGTGATCTTTTTGATTTAGTTGAAGAAGATTTTTTTGTTGATGAACTCATTTTATTTATCTATTTTTATATGTTATTTTAATTATTAGTATGTGTTTAGCAATTGCTTAGCAATTATTTTCTAATTCCAAAACCCGTGTGATATAATTTAAATTAATTAAAGGAAGGATTGGTGAGCATTCCCATAGCTGTGTTTTAAGAAATGTTTGAATATTATATTTAGCCGGGTACATATGAAATAGTCCAGCATATATATCAAGCATATACCGCTGATGTTTTTTAGAAAGTAAATGAACACTATATTTGGGAAGCACTATTAATAGCTGAATATATGATGGAACAAACTCATTATTACAGTTTAGTACGGGAACATCATTTGCAATTGAGTGATTTAGAATGTCTTTTATAGTAGGTGGGTAATTGTAAGGATAATACCACTCGCAATCAATGTCCATTCCTTTATAATATGAATATACCCAATAGATACCCTTGATGTAATTATTACAAGCATTAAACATAACTGTAGAATCAATTGAGATATTATTGTCAAATATAATTCTATAATATTCTTGACGCCATCTATTGGGACTATTATAAATAGTATTTATTAGAGGATCTTTGTTTTTTAATCCATAATAATCGCTTGGCGCGCTTGGAGTACTCTGCATATTCTTGTTATCTGGAGGTCTCTTCTTAATGTATCTTTCACAAACGCGATGAATATCTTCATCTTCTGTATTCGCTAAATCTTTGAAAATATCAACAAGGCAATTATGATTTATTAGCCCTTTATTTACTAATAATCCATTGGTTATAATAGACCTTTTTGTTGCTGATAGAAGGGTTTCTATGCCATTGTTTTTTAATTCAATTGTTAATAAATGTGGGATGAAGTCATTGCCTAATATAGTGCAAGCAGTGCAATATGTTTCTATCAAATCATTATCTTCGCTGTCTCTGTTATCGGTCTCAAAAGTTATATCCCAGTTTCTTTTTAATTCGCATAATATTGCTTTGCGTAATTCTTTGATATTTAAATAATTGAATACTGTCTCATTTGTATGAGGATCTTTGACTTCTCTCATCAAATATATATTTTCCTTATGAGACATTAGAGAAAGTATAATTAAATCTGCGTCAAGCCCGTGAATGATTATTTTGTCATCTATTGGCATATCTTTGATTTTTTTGAATATTTTATGCTCTCCTTCTCCGCACTCATCGCTACCGCTGTAAATTATTTTCTTTTTATTGCGGTCATCATTAATATTCCTCTTAATATATGTGTTTAATTTCTCCATAAATAATGTACCTGGTGTAATCGCATTGGTATCCCAAATAATATCAACTTTATCCAAAGTATTTCTATAAATATTCAAATATCTGCGCTTTCTTTGCTGAAACATCTTAGCAAGAGGAGCGACTCCGTCAGCACAAATAATATAGTTGGATGCCTTGTAATTTTCAATATAATACTTTATCCTAATCCAAACTCCTTCAATAATCTCGCTTTCAATATTATTATTAACAGTTTCTGCAATATTCTTGTATTTTTTAATAATATCTTGAGCTACATTATGTATAATACCGTTAAAGTCAATACAATAAGTATCCAAGCCTATCGGTTTATTACTTGAAATAATAGTATTGTATTTTTGCGTTAAGGAATAAAAATAATAAGGTATACCCATATTTATATTTATACTGTGATTATATATTTATATAATTACGAATATCATTTTTTATTTTTCTTTCTATCATATTAGAATATATATATAATATGCCTGCTTCAACTACAACAAATTTAAGTGATGTATTTTTAGGCTCGGAGCAATCAAAGTATGCGGGCGTCGCTCTTTTCATAACTATATTGATAATATGCTTATCAATTCTTTTCACAAGCAGTAAAATTCCTATAGAGCAACGAATAGTATTTGTGATATTTATAATAATTATTACTGTTCCTTCAATATTAATGTCTCTTTTTGAGCTAACATGTATCGTTACTGGTGGAAACTATAATACTCGCTGGTGGTGCTGGGCTCTCGCGTGGGTATTAGCGATTATGATTATATTTTATTGTATAATGATTATAATATCCCTATTCATATCTATGACTACTTATGATTTAGCAAATGAAAGAATTACCGAGGATATAGCAAATAATAAAATTGATGATACTACTGATAATACTAACGCTAATAATTATGCTAAAAATATAATGAAATCTTATGAAGAACAAGAAAATGAATTACAGAATTCATCATCTCAATATCGCCAAGTACAACACACTGAACCATCAATGTATCAAGCTCCTCAGCCGCCTCAGCAACCGTCCCCTCAGCCTCCTCAGCAATATCAACCTCCAGTACCCCCACAAACTCAACCTCCTATTCCTCAACAATCTCAATATATGAATGTTAATCAAACTCTTCCTGCTTCGCCCGCTAATGGTGAATATACGGGTTTTGATACATCAGATAACTTGTCCCCCTTAGAATCTGCTTTTAATAATACTATAAAAGCTCCTATACGACCATCCCCATCTGTTAACAGCTCCCCAAAAATGAATGATAATGTGTCTCCTTACTCTGATTCAAATGTAGATAAATTCAGCCTATTTTAGAAATTCAATATATGCGCTTATATTTCTATTAATACGCTCAAAATATTCGCGATTCCAACCAACAAATTTAAATATATATTCTGTATATCCCTTTTTTTTCTCTTTAATATTATAACCGCTCATATGATAGCCTGGAAAATAAGGATGAACCCTTATATCAATGCATTCCAAAAGCGCCCCCATATTTAGTAAGAACTCACACTCTATATTCTTTCTTTCAAATAGCGTTTCTAAATTATCCTGTATATGAAAAGGATCTGATATAAATGTGTAATTAAATATATCTAACATTTCTCTGTCTATAATAATTTTCCATACAATATGTTTTCTAACATCATCGTCGTAATTAAAAGAATACTTTAGAGCTATTAATTCCTGTATTGATGTTGATAAAAATGTAATTGTTGTAATTACACTTCCTTTTGTTATGTTATATAACATTTTTTTACACTGAGGATAATTAAATCCGCGATATAAAATTAATTTTTCTTGATGATTCCTTGATTTATTATACCTTGGCATAACTATCACATCAGGTATCCGCGGTAGTGATGACAAAGCATTAGCTAATATTAATATATTCTTTAATTGTCCTTGTAAAAAAAGTTTTATATCTATTCCTTTTGAGTTCATATAGGTTTCGTATTTCTTAACTTTTGCATTAGAGTGATAAAATATATTATTATACCATATAAAATCTAATAACTCTTTTTTTGTTAAATGATTAAGAAATAATTGCTGATGGTTTAATAATAAATAGTTAATAATATTGTAGTTCAATCTGTAATAACCATCGCTCTTATATAAATCAAAATATTCAAGGGCATCATCTTCGCTCTTCCATTCGTATAGAAAATCTGTTATATTTTTTCTTTGTTTATTTCTTGATATGGTTGCTCTTTCTGTATAATCGTACAAACTTGGAAAATATTGTATTGTTGTCATAGTTGTACCTACCTTGCCAACCTCTATTATAATAAAGATATTTAAGAAATCATCAATATTATATATTAATGCTTTAATTTATAATTATGAAAAATAAAGAAGATGATACTAAGCGCACAGGATATTTTCGCCCACAAATATGTAGAAATTGCGGTATAAATGGGCATTTATACAAAGATTGCTTGCATCCTATAATGAGTTTTGGTATTATCTGTTATAAGATAGAAAATGGAGAAGTAAAATATATTATGATCCAGCGCAAAGATAGTTTAGCATTTATGGAATTTGTTAGAGGAAAGTATAATCAAAATGATTTTAATTATATTAAACAGCTTATTGATTATATGACTGAAAATGAAAAGACGATGCTTTTAGAAAACAGTTTTGATACTATATGGAATTATACTTGGTGTCAAACATCTCAAAACATTTTTAAGCATACGAAGGAATATATTGAATCTAAAGCAAAGTTTGATTATGTAATTAATAATAATAATTTTATTAATGTATTGAAATCAAGCAAAGTAAAGTGTAGCTATTTAGAGCAAGAATGGGGATTTCCTAAGGGACGAAAGAAGATACGCGAGAATGATATTGATTGTGCTGTAAGAGAGTTTTGTGAAGAAACACAGCTATACAAAGATGATATTCAGATAATTAAGGAAATATATCCTTTTCAAGAAATCTTTTTTGGTACTAATAATATCCTTTATAAACATGTTTATTATATCGCAAAAATTGTGAAGGAAAAATCAAGAATATTTTTAGATAATAATTGTCTTGAACAAGTTAGGGAAGTTAGGGATATTAAATGGCTTACATATACTGAGGTATTATCACATATTAAATACCATAATATTGAAAGAATTGAGATTTTCAAGAAAGTTCACAATATTATTAATGACACATTGATATTATAAATCTTCTTTAATCTAAATAGAAGAATATATGAATAAAATCAAAGAATGTAAAGAAGGGGAAGAACTAAATCCTCATACACAAAGATGTGTTAAAAAATGTAAGGATGGAACAGTTCGTAATAAAATAACATGGAAATGCGACAAACTTATTGTAGGTAAACGAGGTAGACCTAAAAAAATACCTGGGCAAAAACAGACATCAGCTGCAAAGTCTCCACAAAAACCATCATCGCCACCAAAGCAGCAAAAGCAGCAAAAGAAATTGCCTATTAAAAAATCATATAGGTCTCCTACACCACCTAAATTGTCTTCTCCATCATCTTCAACATCTTCTTCGTCTTCTTCGTCTTCTTCAAGGCACTCGCAGAATTCGCAGAATTCGCAGAATTCGCAGCAGTCTCCAAAGAGCAACTTTGAATTGTATTATCCTGATTTAGATGACCCATATTTTACCTCAAAAATTTCAAATAATAAGGAGTTTTCAATTCACAAAATACCTGACTTTCCTGAAATAGATAATGTTAGGGATTTTGATGCTGTATCTAATAAATTATGCGGTAAATTTGACAAGATGCTTTATCAGCACTTTGTAAGTCAATATATATCATATAGAACACCATATAAAAGTCTTCTTCTATATCACGGTGTTGGTGTAGGGAAAACTTGTGCTGCTATTACAATATCAGAAGCCTTGTTAAGTTCGCAAACATCCACTGAGCCAAAAATTTGGGTTATTATGCCTCAATCATTAAAGAATAGTTTCAAATCACAAGTTTTTAACATAGATGATTTTGATACTTTTGAAAAACTTTCAAATCAATGTACGGAGCATAACTATATTAAATTATTAAATATATATAAGTCTACTTTTAATGAAAAGAATAAGGATGACAAGGTAATAAAAGAATATAGAGAGAAACTTAGAAGCGAACTGAAGGCGTTATTAAAAACCAGATATGAAATTTTTACATATGACAGATTTGCCAAACATATTAATGACAATTATACTAATAAAATTGTAGAAAATAGGGTTATTATAATAGATGAGGCACACAACATAAGAAGCACAAATAAAAAGATCAAGGATACCTATTTAGCATTAATGAATTGTCTTGAAAAAGGGGTAAATAATAGATTAATATTATTATCTGCTACACCTATGTATAACGAACCGAGAGATATTTTAGAACTTTTAAAATTACTAATTATAAATGACAAGCGTTTTAATATTATTAATGAATATAAAAAAATATTTAACAATAAGACCTTCAATATAGAAGATGCAAATGTTGTAGAGCTTATTAAAAAAATGTCAAATACCTACATTTCTTATTTGAAGGGTAAGAATCCTTTCACATTTGCTTTAAAATTAAATCCGAGCAATAGCGGTATCAAAGTGTTAGAAACTGCACCTATCAAAGACCCTAATAATAAAGCTATTAGCAAAGAAAACCTTAAATGGTTAAAAAATATAGATGAAGATATCGTTATATCAAAATTAGGAGAATCGCAAAAGAAAATAATAGATAAGCTGGAGAAACTTGATATAGACGGAGATGATATAGATATGGACGAAGAAGATGGAGAAGAAGAAAAGCAAAATAATAATATGAGATTACTTCAGCCAATGAATATTGTTTTTGACAATGATATAGGCATTAAGGGGTTTTATAATTTTTTTAGTAAAACTAAGGAAACAGACCCTATAGAATTGAAATATGTAGAGAAATATAAAAATGCTCTAATGCCAGACGATGAACATTTAGGAAAATATTCAGGAAAGTTTTTAAATGTCTGCAATTTTATTCGTAATTCCAAAGGAATAGTTGTAATATATTCGCGATTTTTACTATCTGGTATAATTCCTATAGCTATTTGTCTTGAACACCTTGGATATACACGCGAAGGAACTAATAATATATTAAAAAATGCGGATATTGTTAAAAATAAACCAGTTTATGAAGGTATTAGCAACCCTAAATATTGTATTCTAACAAGTGATAAAAAAGAATATATGGGGGCTACAAAAATAGACGATTTAATCAAAATAATTAATAATGATGCTAACCATAATGGATCAAAAATCAAGGTTATCCTTATAACACCAGTAGCAAGCGAAGGCTTAAGTTTTTATAATACACGCGAGATACATTTAATAGAGCCGTGGTATCACTTTAATAGGTCTGACCAAATTATAGGGCGTGGCATTCGCAACTGTAGGCATAATCGGCTAAATATTGAAAGTCGCAATGTTTCCGTATTTATGCACGCAAGTGTAAATGATGATATGACAAGGGAAAGTATTGATATCAATGCATTTAGAATATCAACACGCAAGTATATTGAGAGTAAGAAAATAGATAAAATAATAATGGATAATGCAATTGACTGCTATTTAATGAAAAATATCAATTATTTCCCCAAAACTCTTTTTAAATTAGATAATGTTAATATAGAAACATCTCAAGGGGCTCTTATTAAGTATAATTTTGGCGACGAAGAAAGTAGTGAACCCAAATGCAATGTTAATAATGCGGGTATTAAAATAAATGACAAAGGATATCGTAGCGAATTATACAAACATCTTTTAGTAAGTATTAAAAATAAAATTAAAAAAATAATTAACGATATAATTGATAATGACCAAGATGAAAGGAATAAAACGAATACTTATATTGACTTTGAAATGTTAAAAACTAATATGGGCTTTGAAATTGACAACGATATATTAATGTATGCTATTAAAAAAATTATATATCCTAACATTTTTATTAATAAAAAGTATATTACAAGATATAAAAATGGGCTGTTAATAAGTCCTATAGAGCTTGTAAAAAACAATAAAATTATAAGGTATAACAATGATATGTTAATAAAAACTTTTGATAATGGCAAAGATGTTGCTCGTACTTCTCACACCGCCGACGCCGCCAATGATTTAGATACTGCATCTGCAACAGCCACTATAAAGAAAGCATTGCAAAAAGTAATTGATAAATTAGATATTGATTATAGTGATATAAATAAAACTACAATATCTTTGTATTTAAAATTAACTTCAGACGATTTTAAAATATTAATTGATTATATTTTAAGATACTATCCTCTAATATCCCCTGTAGCTGCAGCGACAAATGCTGCAAATGATATCTTTGATAGGAATATTGAGTTCATATGCGATTGCTTATATAAACAAGGAGTCTTAATAAAAGGCGATGATATCCCTTCTTATCGCGATAATGACAATGAATATATAGGATATATAAATATGTATAATGAAAACACAGATGATGACAATATATATATTCAATATAATGAGAATGACAAGAAGATTATTAAAAAATACAGAAATTATACAGAATATTTAAAACATATTGACGATATGCAAGTAATGAAACTTAAAAAGAATATCAAACTCTTTAATACGACAACTAATAATGAACAGAATGTAGGACCAGCTTCAATATATATAAAGGAATATTTCAATAATCGCATAAATAATAACCAATATATTCCTCAAGATATGACGAATGAAAAAACTGCGTGGGGTATTATAGTACGCTCTAAAAATAAATATATATTAAAATTATTTTCACCAGGAGATGGCAAGAAAACAGGTAGAGTTTGCGATACATATACTGAAGAAGATCATAACACATTTATAAGCCAATTAATGCCAAATGCGACTGGCATTGTAAAGATGAAAAATAAGAGATTAATATGTAATCATATTGCGAATTTATTACTTAATAAAAAGAAGCTGATATTGTACCCTCTGTATAAACCTAAACCTACAAAGTAAATCTAATCTATGTTTTTGTAATAATAATTCTTCCTTTATTTTTCTCCTTATTATAAATTATAATATTATCATTATAATAAACCTCTTTATCAAGCAAGAAAGATATAAACAATGCTGTTGATTTATTCCACCTATTATTTACTATACCAGACATTATTTCCGCGCATTTTGTTAAACCAAAAACCTTAGCAAATTCATCCTTAGAAATCATTGTAATTAAAGCTTCTTTTATGTATTCTGTAGAATTATTAAAGGATGTTGTTTCACTAATAATAATATTAAGAGGTTTATTAGCAATATCTTTCGTATCTTTCGTATCTTTTCTTTTATTTTTAGCTAATATAGTAGGTATCTGGAGTGGCTTAGATAATACCTCTTCTGTTATTTCAGGTATTACATTTTTTTCTTCATTAACATCCTTAACAGTCTTAACCGCTTTAACAGAATCTTTTACATTATTCTGCATATGCTGAATATGCTGCATACACTGTATTTGTAGCGAATGCTGTGAATGTTTTTTAAATATTTCTGCATCAACATCTTTCCATTCGGCGATAGATGCATCATTTGACGCTCCTAATTTATTATAGAGAATATCAATCATTTTCGTATATTTTATTAGTATTATATACTTATCATTTTTTTATGTAATTAAATAATCTTCATAAGTTAAATCATTCTCTAAACAAGCATTACAAATATTACTTTGCTTCATAAACTTTTTTTTTAATAAATAAAATTTCATACTTGAAGAAAACTTCTGCTTTTGATTTGTTGTATTTACAACAGTTCCTGAAGTACCTGTACCTACCTGTATATCCGTATTTGCTGCATTATTATCCATACCAATAGACTGTTCTTCTTCACCATTATTTTCCTTGGTATTAATGCTATCATTCAGTAATGTTTTCATCAACTCGTATTTAGATATTTCATTCTGTGATTTAATACAAAATAAAATATAACTATTTATTTTATGAAGCAATTCCTCATCAATCCAATTGAGATTTAAAAAAATGCCATTATTATTCTTAGTATAATTAGCATTCGTATCTAATATTATCTTGAATAGTTCTAAATTTTCGCTGTCTGTCAATTTAGATACATTCGCTTGTATTGTTTTACATAAATCAATCTTATTCATTATTAAATAACATTAGGTTATATTTTTTTATATAATATTATTATTTGAATATCTTATATTCATATCATAGCTATCTATTCATAATCATCTCCTCCATATAAATCTCCGTCATCTATATCATCATCTAAATCTTCATCTAAATCGTCGTCCAAATCATCTAATTCCTCTTCTTCCTCTTCTTCCTCTTCATTTTCAAACAAACTAAATTCACCCCCCTTAAGCTTATCGTTATCATCATCTATAATTATTTTCCTAACATTATCAACATCATCTTCATCTTCTTCTTCGTATACATCGTTGTCGTCAACAAGTTCATCATCCATATACGATAATATATCTTCTTCCTCATCATCAATTGAAGGACTGTCATCCTCATCTTCTTCAATTACACTAATGTCATCATCGTATTTATCTTTAATTATTTTACCAATGATAGATATCATTTTATCGTATAGAGTGAATTTCTTACCACAAACAATAACATTGATTTCGTCGCCAATATTAATATTGTCAATATTGACATCGGATTGTATCCCTGAACTTATCTTGGGAATTATTACCTCTAAAATAGCCATATCTTCATATTTGCCTATAGCGAGCAAACCGAGATTGTTCTTTGCTTTAACAACGCATTTGACCATAGAGTCTTGCGCTGGATTACAAATTTCTGCGATACAATTTAAATCATACGCGATATTACCATTAAAATGTGATTCCTTAATATATCCAGGTGTTCTTTTGATTATTTTTATACTATCCTTTTTAATATACCCGTGCTTACTGCAACTATTTTCAAGAGTCGCTTTAATTTTTGTCAATATAGTAGTTTCAAAATTCTTATTTAATTCGTTGGGTGTCAATATTATTGTAGTATTAAATTTGATAGGCATAAACATTTTTGACATTTTAATAATGTAATTTATCTATATGAATATATCATTTTTTTTATTTATATAAAAAATGATATATAAATCTATAATATCTATATTTATTAGATAATAATATATAATATGGAAATATCAAAAGACGATACTATCTTCACAATTATAGATAATATATCAATGAACGGAGAGGAAAACATTGAAAATATTATTAAAGTAGAGGGCGCTAATTTATGGTCTGAAGATAACTATTATAACTTTGTAAACATAATGAAAACAGAAGGCTATGAAGAAGAAACCGAGCCACAAGTATTGCATGCATATTCCAATGATTATTTATTAACTATTAAAAGTGCGAAGAAAATAATAAATTATTGCAATAATAAAATTTATAAAAACGATGACAATTATATTACTTGGTATAATCACAACTTAATGTCTAAAAACACTGTTAACACATTGTTTGATTCAAGCTTAACCTTTTTAAATATTAAAAAATCAAAGATTGATACTGAAAGGAATCCAGTAGTTAATTGGGATAATATGAGAAAATACTTTAAAATTAACAAATTTATTACTTATACCGATAAAAAGACTAATATCAAATACATAGTAAATATATGCAAAGGACACGACCGCGATTATTATGAAGCGACAGACAAAGAGTATCATACTGCACTGAATAAATCTAAAATTATTAAGAAAACACAACAATATGAGTTTTATATAGATATAACAAATACTGAGAATGATAATATATTACCTGCAATTATTAAAATGGAGCAAGCATTACATTTAAACAGCTTTATAATTTCTAAAAGTCAGCAGCTTGAAGTCATAAAGGAATATGGACAGCTTGTTAAAAGCGATATTTACACGAGGAGATACGATGAAAAGAAACCACCTCTATTAACACCAAAACCTTTTACACTTGAGAGAATGAATATGCTTAATCCAAGCGATTACGAACACGGCTATGGTTTCACAAGTATTTTAACAGAATATACAGTAACCGAGAAAGCCGATGGAGAGCGCCTTTTAATGTATATAAATAATACAGGTTGCGTATATTTAATTAATAACTCGCATCAAGTTATTGACACAGGTCTTAAAAGCCCAAGTGAATTATATAATACCCTTATTGATGGTGAATATATAACCTGTAATAAGCGTAGGGACAATTCTTCGGTAGGACTATACGCATCTTTTGACATATATTATTACAATGGAAAGAAAATAACGCAGCTACCTTTAATCGCAAGTAATACTGATAAACCTGATTTATCAGGAAGTTTAAGCGAGGGCTCGCAATGTAGATATAATTACTTAATGAAAACTGAGAAGCTATTAAAAAGCAAGAGTGAATTTGCGATTGATTATATTGTGAAGGAGCATCTCTATTCTAAAGACATCTTAAATGATTGTAAAAATATTTTAACAAATATAGTATATCCATATGAAATTGACGGGCTAATATTTACTCCGGCTAAACTTGCGGTATATTCTAATTACGCGAGTAAACCTGAACCTCTTACTGAAAAACTCGGTTGGGACAAAGTATTGAAATGGAAACCGCCAGAGCAAAACAGCATTGACTTTTTAGTGAAGAAAGGCGATGTTATTACAATTGATACGGTTAGTTATGTTGAGTTTAAATTATATGTTGGGTATAATGCATCGCAAATAGAAAACTATAATATGAAGGATGTATTTAATTATATTTATAAGTTTAATCAATATAAAAATGAGATAAAGGAGAGAGAAAAATATGTGTGTCGCTTATTTATGCCTGAATATTATTACGAAAAAGGAATTGAGCGTTCATTAATTAAATTGCAAGCGAATAAAGAGATTAGATGCGATAATGGTGATAAAATAGATGATGAGATTATCGTGGAGTTTAATTATGATAGTAGCGAAGCAAATCCTTCAATGCGCTGGAAACCAATGAGGGTAAGAGAAGACAAGACACGTATATATAGACAAGGGACTTTGTCAAAAACACTAAATGATTTTAGCGTTGCTTGTAATATTTGGAGATCAATACATAATCCTATATCTCAAAATAATATTATAGGAAATGAGCGTATTGTTAATAATATGGATGTAACCGAATTAAGCTCCAATGATATTTACTATTCGCGAACTATCCAAAATGAAGCGCGTTTATCACATCAAATGTTGGTTTTCCACAATCACGGAATAAAAGATCTCCTTTATTCTAAGCCGCCAAAGAAAGGGTCTATTGTAGAATTGGCGTGCGGTCAGGGTGGAGACCTTAATCGCTGGATAAAGAATGAGTACAAGTTTGTATTAGGAGTTGATTTAGTTAAAAATAATATATATAGCCCAAATCACGGTGCTTACGCGAGATTACTGCGGGAGAGGAAGAGGTTCTTTATTAATATGAAAAATAATAATAATATGTTATTTCCTGATATGGTATTCGCAGTGGGTGATTGTGCTAAATCAATAATTACTGGCGAATGCGCTATTAATGATGATGCTGCTATAGATGATAAGGAAAGCTACAATGTATTAAAAATGGTATTTGGCAAAGGAAACAAAAAGAACGAAACGCAATTTAATAAAATTGTAGGGCGCGGTGCAAATGGTTTTGATGTATGCTCGTGTATGTTTGGTATCCATTATTTCTTTAAAAATGAGGATATGCTTGACGGATTTTTGTTAAATGTTAGCCAGCTATTAAATAATGGGGGCATTTTCTTCTGTACCTTTATGGATGGTGAAAAGATTGAAACAGATATTGAAAATAATGGCGGGGATAAAATTGAGGGTTTTAAAAAACTATCAATGCGCAAAGAAGATAGAGGTGAGCCTATATGGGCGATATTAAGATGCTATGATAAGAATGAGATATCTGTGTTTAATAAGAAGATAAATGTGTTTATTGAGACGACCAGCAAGTTAATCCCAGAATATGTTGTATCTTATAAGTTTTTAATAGAAAAATGCAAAGACTTTGGCTTAAATATTAAGGAAAGCGAAATGTTCACAGATACATTTAATAGATTTAAGAGCAATTTAGATGAATTAAAGGAAACTAAAGAAAATCTTCACAAAGCCATTATAGAACTGGACAAAGATGAAAACAAGGATCTTAAACGGTTTAGTTCATTCAATCGCTGGTGTATATTTGAAAAAGTAGAATAAAAAATTATTAGCAAATCCAATAACATCTCTGTAAATAAGAGATATCATTGAAGATTAAAAAGAATATTAGTATATAAAGAAAATTTATTTTTATAAATATATGTGTAAATGATATTATTTTTTAGTGTTTATTGTAATCATTGTAAAATGTTATTAGAACACATTAAAAGATATGATAAAGAGAAAGTAATAAAGCTTGTTTCTATTGACGATTTGCGTAATAAAAATATGAATATTGAAAGCAAGATTCATTCTGTTCCAGCATTTATGATATTGCCGAGCAAAGAATTATTATTTGGCAAAGCGGTTTTTGATCATTTATTACTTCCAGGCAGAGGTATTCTTTGTAGTAGCCAAAATACGCGAATGGACAAGACAGCTGGCAGTGTTTCAGGAGATAATGATGTAATTCCTTTAAACAATACTAATAACGGGGGAAATGGGAGTAATGGCAGTAATTCAAATAGTGAAGAAAGCGAACCTCTTGCATTCACATTAAATACTGCATCATTCTCTGACAAATTTTCTATAATAGAAGATGAAACAAAAGAATTAAATGATAAAAATTATAATTGGGATTTTATAACAAATGATAATAATATAACAGATGGTATCAAGAATATTACTGGAGATGATACACAGCTGTCATCTAAGGGTGAAAAAATAAATCAGTCAATGGAAGACTTAATAAAATTTAGAGATTCGCAAAAGTTCTAAAATATATATAAGGAATTATCATAATATATTTTTATAACGGTATTAAAAACGGAATGTCAAATCAATTTATATTTAATCAATATTATATTGATTTAATAAAGCGAATCAAGTCATCTGCGAAAGCGATGAGAGAGAACGATAAAGGTGATGAAGATCACGCATTTGGAAAGAGTATAATGAAAGTAATTAAGGATAATTATATTACTCTTGACAAATCATCTGACGAATATATTCTCTATGTTAAATCTATTCCTGAAGATTTTTGGACATCTTATACTAATATAGATGATATCAGCTCATCTAATGATTGGTTTCTTGCGGATGATGTGAAAGATGTATGTATATATAAAAATATTTCAGTTTCTGCTATTAGAAAACTGGTGAAAGACGATTATCTATGTCATCATTTTTTCTCTGTATTCTATCTGTTTATGAATGAATTGAGTGACGATGATGTCAAGCTGTATTTATCTGTCCTTCAGGATACTAAGAATGAAATCAGTCTTGATGCTATAACTAATGAACATCACCAAAAGGTTATTGCGCGATTGAACGAACTGAAAACAAAGAAGAGCAAGGAAACCAGTGGCATTGATATGTCGCAAATGGAAGATACTATGCTTGGGAAACTTGCTAAGGAAATTTTACAAGATGTTGATGTTGAAAAACTACAAAAATCTATTGGGGATAATGGCGATATTCTAAAGGCTATTGGAGATCCTGATAGCGGCTTTAGCGAACTTATTTCTAATGTTAGCAGAAAGATGGCTAATAAAATCTCAACTGGTGAATTAAAACAAGAGAACCTTCTCCAAGATGCTATTAAGTTTGCGTCAGCAATGCCTGGTGGTATATTTGGCAATGCTAATCAAGGACAGGGTCAGGGCACTTCAAAAAATGCGGGAGGTGGCCAACCTGATATGTCATCTATGATGAATATGATGAATTCAATGATGAATAACAAGGAAGGTATGGATATGTTTAAGAATATGATGGGTAATATGAACCAGGGACAGAAAGGAGGTTCTCGGCAGGCTGTAAATAAACCGGCGCTTAAAAAGCTTGCTACTGTAAATAAGCTTAAATCAAAGCTCGCTAAAAGAAGAGAGGCTGACGAATAATAAATGAGGCTGACGAATAAATAATATAGATAGTAATTAAAAAATAATATAGATATTAGGATAAGAACAAAAAATAATGTTTTGGTTAGATAATTTAAATATATTAACAATACCGATATTAATTCCTGATATTAATATGACATTTGAAGACAAGCTTAATGCAATAATAAGGGGATTGTTATTTTTAGGAATTATTTTCACCTTAGTTTTTAATGATTCAAAATACATTTTATTTGTATTAATAATTATGATAATTTCTATAATTATATATAATTACCAATATGAAAAAACTAAGAAGATAGAAAAGTATTTAAATGAAAACAATCTGGATATTATAGATAATAAAAAGTGTATTAAACCAACAAAATCTAATCCATTTATGAACCCTAATATATTAGATAGCAAATACGACGAAAATAATAATATGTTTTCAGCGTGTTCTATTGAAAACTCCAAAATAAACAAAAATATGAATGAGTATTTTAACGAAAATGTATTTCGCGAGACTGACGACCTATATAATAAATCGCTATTACCGCGTCAATTTTATACAATGCCATCTACAACCATACCTAATGAACAGGATAAATTAGGCGATTGGCTATATAATAACGGGCCATCTTGTAAAGAGAATGGTCTAACTTGTTATGATAACATATTTAATGATATTAGGCGTTCAACGCATTTATAATGGTTTTTTATTTTTGTAAAATGATATAAATATATATTATTTGTTATATATTATATATTCTATAATGATTTTTGTATCTATTGGGATTGATTGTGATGTAGCAAATTTTTTAAATAAATATAATTTGCGAAAAGTGTCGCTCCCATTTGATTGGAATGTTTCATATAATGGCGTATCTAAATGTATTGATTGTAATTTTGATAGATTTACAGAGCCTTTGAGCAAGGAAAGAATTAATGATCAGGACATTTATTTTCATCACGACTTTGAAAACATTGATAATATCAATGCTATTATTACAGACAAGGAAAAGTATCTTAGGAGATGCACGAGATTGACCAATATATTTGAAGAATGTGAGAAGACAGGAGAGTATATTCTTTTTATTAGAAAGGGTCATATGTGCTATCATCACGAAGAGCAAAATGGTAAATATAGTAATATTACAGATGATTATGAAGATGCCAAAAGTTTAGATAGTGTATTACTCCGTAAATATCCGCTCCTTAAATACAAAATTATAGTTATATTAGGATGTACTAAGTGTTTTAATAAAAATACTATAGGTATTACTGATAATAATTCTAACAATAATATTGAAGTATATAATAATGTTTGTAATGAAGATGAAGATAGAAATGCATTATTTGACAAGTGTTTGCTAAATGTTTGCATTGAAAAAATAAGAGAATTGCAATAGAATATATTTTATATTTTATATCTGTATAGAAACTTTTTTAGAGGATGTATGTCCATTTTTATATTTTTGCTTCGCTTTATTTGCTAATATAAAGGCCTTCTTCTTATGATCGCACCCTTCGCTTATTATTTTATAATCAACTGCTGCCGCTTTTCCAGATGTTAGAGCACTTGCTAATCTCGCAAGTCCCCAAGATTGCGCAGTTTGGTTAGGTCGTGACCCTGATGAAAAGTAAGCACCTTCACCCTTCCTTAAAATCATATTTAGTGTTTCTAAATTACAACCAGTTTTTAATGCTAATTCCTTTGTAGGTGTAATGTTTTCAACCTTGTATATTTTGCGCGCATTTGCTATATGGTTTGATTTCTTATTCTTAAAAGATGCTATCTTTTCTCTGGTATAATATTGGCCTTCCTTATATTGTTCTTGAGATTTTCTAAGCATTTTTAATTGCTTTTCAGTATCTTTTTTATTAAGCATCTTCGGTAAATATCGCATAGGAAACTTTATTATATTAGATGTTTCCTTTAATTCGTTAGATTTCATCTCTAATAATATATATAAAAATAAAAATTGATTGTTAGTTTATATTAAAAATATTAATATAATAATGCTCTCTGGTAAATGTATGTGCCCTTGCGGGGGTGGTCAGTCTTGTATCGTGGATAGGCGCGAGTTAAATGATTGGGTTCACGAAGATACATTGTTCTTAGAAAATAAGCTACCATTAAGGAAAGACTGCTACCAACAATATACCAAAAAGCAACTGAAAGTATTGGATAATTTTACTACAAATAATAGTTTATGCTAATAATTATCTTGATTGACTCTAATCAGAAAAAGATGTAGATAATATTTTATCAAATTCAGTATATCTTCCTTTAAGAATACGAAAATTATGTTTAATATTATTTATATATATTAATATAAATTTAAACATTTCTAAATAATTTTTCTCTTGATTATTTAATCTTATCCTTTTGGAAACCCCTCTTTCAGTTGTTAGATAGCTATTATTAGGTTTGTTTAAATACGAGTATTCTTCGTGAGTTATATTTATTAAATGATAAAAAAACAATATAATTTCTTCAATTAATCCATATATATTTTTTAATTTATCTATGTGATTTTTTTTATAATTATTTACAATACCAATATAATCTATTGGTATAATACCGACTTTTTTTGATACAAATTTTGAAAAAAAATTCCCTAATAAGCCACTGCCTTTAATTTTTCTATTATATCGTTTACGCTTTCCTCCTATGCTTCCTGTTCTTTTATTTATTTTATATTGTTTATATTCATCAAATGATTTTTTACCATTTGTGGTCCAAATATCAATAAATAATTTTTCTAATAAAATTAAATTTTCATTTATAAATTTTAATTTATTTTCAAGACTTTCTAAAGGTATATAATTAAGTTTTGAATTAATATTAGAAGCTAATCTTTTGTTTTTTTTATTTATATATTCTTGAATTTTTTGCTTTTTAATATCATCATCAAAATTGGTATTATTAAGAATATGCGAAATATCTTTAAATTGTGTTTGTACAGTATTTTTTTTATTAATTACATTATATAATTCTCTATAATAATTACCATTTGTAAAATCAGATAATTCTCTTTTTCTTTCTAAAAAATTTATAGCTAAAACCTCTTTCTCTGCATTAACATCAATAATATCATAATGTTTTTCAACATATACATATCTATTATTATTTATTTTTTTATGTAAAAATTCTAAATCATTTTCATTTCTACTTTTTAAAAACAAGGATGTGTTACTGATATTATGTATTGTTCTATCAAAATAATTAATTCTATCTAATATAGCTATACAAGATGTAGTTATAACATCCATATAATTATACATTAAATCAATATAATATATAGCTTGAAACTTTGAGTAATATAATTTGACGCTATTATTTTGTTTTGTAGATGTTGTATCAATATTACCAGATATTGGAGAAGGTACTATTTTATTTGAACGCAACGACATATTCTAATATAAAGCATTTAATAAAAATTATTATATTGTTGTTGATTTTTGCTAATAGACATATATTATATAAATAATAAATAAATATTCTATATAATGAAAAAATCAACAACAATAACATATAATATTGAAACTTGCGGAGGAGTTTCTATAAGTGAATTAGAATATAAGGATTATGATAAAAATTTAAAAGGAGAAGAGAATCTTTTACATTACAAAGTAAAAAAAGTAAATAATGCCGCTGATACTGAAATAAAAACAATAGGTGATATAGATGAAATTAAAGAATTAAATGAATCTTTTAATAAAATTTATAAAATAGATGATACTGTTGATGAAACAGTCGGTATAAGTAGCAATAATGATGATTGGAAAATCCACGAATATAAGAATCACAAGCTGGACAAAGCATACATACAGGGATATGATACTATAAAGTTTGATATAAAAAGCGAAATGTTAGAAAAATACGATAAGCAATATATTAAGGATAATTAATATTTTTTTTATTTATTATTTACAAATAGATAATGAATAATAATAATATGTTTGAATCATCAACAAGTATATGTTCTGATGATTGCTGGAAAACCGCTAAAGAGCTACATAATAATAAAATAGCTGACTATAATTTGCTCCCAAATAATTTCGTAGAATGCGAAAATCCCAATGTGCGAATGACAGATGGTTATTTGCTACACCCCAATTTACGCGGACGCCCAGGGTATGGTTTATCGGACGATTGCCTTATAGATAATTATTCAGCGCTTCGCAATAATCCCGATGGTATGACAAATGATAAATGCAGAATACAATTAAACAACCGCATTTTCACTTCAGGACCGAGCCTTAGATGTGGCGTTGGAAATATAGGAGAGGAGTTAAACCTTATTGAAGGGACAAATACTAATCCCTTTCAATGCAAAAAATTAATAATGGAAAAAGAAATGAATAACTTCATACCTTTATTGGATTTTATGAAAGATATTCAAGACCCTAAACATATTGTGCCAGTATGGACAAATGGCGGCGAAGATACGCGATCCTATATACATCGCGCAGAGTTTAATAAAAACTGTAATTGGGTTGGGCGTAATAAAAATGTTTCTATATAATAAAAAAAATATTATATAATAGAAGATAATATGAGTTTTAATAGAACAACATACGATACTTGTTCATACAAACAAGACTTGCAAGATAATGTTAGTACACTAAGCTATCTTCTTTCGCCATTTAGATACGAACACATAAATAAATGCCGACACCAATTAGGATTTGTCGGTGGAACTGCGGTTTCGCATGTTCAAGGAAATTTAGTAGATTTAGACAGTGAATTAAGAGGACAGACCAGGATTATTTCTAAATGCGGGACAAATCAATATGTACCCACAGACGATGGAATAATTAAAAATGACAAGACTGCGCCAATTGATACAACTATGCTCCATCTTCCAGCGTGCCAATCAATAATGTACCGTGAAGTTCCTTTGCCTCCTCATATTAACTATAATAAATGTAGTTAAATGTAGTTAAATAGGCTGTGTTAGGAATAGCCCGGATGTAATAATTTATTTTTATGTTTTTAGCATAAATTACCTAAATAATTCACAAAGAAGTACCACACTAAATAAAACGGACCGAGCATAAATGCTGCAAAACCGAATAATAACCTCGCGACAATATTAGAAACTATCCCTTTCCAGGTGCAGGAGAATGATAGATATGCAGCAAATACAGATATAATAAATGTTAAAATATATAGCAATATTACGCAAATATTATCCATAATACCCCATCTATAGTAATAGTTTGCGTTATATCCGCGCATTAGAAGGTATAACGCGCTAATTATATCGTATTTTTCAACATTATATTCAACAAGATTGCCGTTCCTGTCATATTCATTGTTATATTCATTATGAAACCTCTCGGTCGCATATGGCTGGCCATTCAATGTTTGTAAATAAGTAGCAAATAATGGTAATATAAGCATATCTATTTATTTATGTATAAAATAATATATTATTTTATTAGATATGAACCAATATATAGATACGAGGTTGAATTATGACAGTTGCAGTTATAAGGAGCAATTGAAAAGAGCTGTAGGACCGGGCTTGTACCAACTTGAAACTCCCTATAACGATTGCGTTGAATGTTTCCAAGATGTACCAAATGACCCCGCGCTAAGATACCAAGCTTACGGGCAAAATACTTGTAGTATGAAAAAGGCTGTTGATGATTCAAGCGAACTCCTCGGTTTAAATTACAAGAATACCAAGTGTAATGCCGACGAATATTTACCGGGTAGATATGAACCAACGGGGTGCAATATCAAGGGCGCAGACAAGCCTCGTTCTTGTATTATACCACGCGAAGATACGCGTCTTTCAAACCCACCGTGTACATTAAAGGAGACAGGGATTAATAGATGGGAATGGCTATGCTTTGACCCTCAAGAACGCGCTATTGAGGCATTTGACCGTGTTCCCGTAAATTATAGAATGGTTGCTAAGGATAACCATGTACCGTGCATTGAATTACCTGAAGACCAATCGGGATTTTTACCGAAAGATAATAGTACTAAATTAATATCAAATTTAGATGAATGGAAAAATAAATCAAAAGATAATTTGTCATATGCCCCAGGATACCCTTATGGAACTATGTATCCCAGTGTAAAATGTTCTAATTAAATAAAAATAATACTAACAATAGCTAAAACTAATAATAACTAAACTATTAATTATTTTTCCCATACTTCATAAAAAAACCCGAAGCACGGACCAAAACCACCCGATTTTGCATAAACACGCTTGAACCCGTATCTTCTAAACTCATTATCTACAAAGTTTTTATGATCCATATCATTAAAGTCATTTTCAATTATAATTTTTTTAAAGTTTTCTAAAAAGGTAGGCTCATCCCGTAGTATATAATAAAGCGCTCCTTCGCAATCGGCTACCAACGTATCAAATTTATGTTTAAAGTATCTGCTTTTTATATCCGTCCAAGTAGCATTTTTAACCTTTGTCCAAGACCCTAACTCATAACTGTTAATTACATCGGCGGTTTTAGTAACCCACCCTGATTGATATAATTCTGCTTTGGATATCGCACAATCCTCAATATGAAATTTAAAATCATTTAAATCCCGGTTCTCTTTTAGTAGCGGTACAATATTTGGGTCTGTTTCAAATACTACTAAGCTGGCGCTGTCCGCTAAGAGAGACGCGATAATACAAGAGTTTCTCCCAATATTACCACCTAATTCTAAAACAACATCTTCTGGTTCAATAAACATAACTGCCATTTCTTGCTCAGGAAATTCTTCACTAAAATTACCATTATTGAGTTTTAATTTGCTATGCAACTCGTTTAATTTTAATGCAACTCTTTCAACACTCATATTTAACTTTGCGACTTTCATTAATAGAGTAATAATTTCTTATATAACTTTGAGTGTTTAGTGATATAGATAATATATTTACTATTTTTTTTCCTTTATTCATTAGAGGTTAATAATGGATTTATATTCTAATGACAATGACATTCCATCTATGAACAACATCTATAGTTCAAGTTATTGGGATAAGGTCAAGGAAGACGAGCAGAAGCGAAGCAATAAATTATATGAAAAGGCAAAAACGCCATTTGAGACAGGTATTATAGCAAAACCTTCATATGCTGATATGTTCGCTCGCATTGAGTCAGCAAATGAACAAGGTGCAAATAAATCTGAAAACTTTGTTTCATCTTTGACAGGAGAAATGATAAACAAAAGCGAATTTTCACATAATAATATGACACCTTTTTTAAGAAAAAATGTGACGCAAAATACTAATGTAGAAAATATGTCATCAGTCTTTGATACTAAAATGGGGAATAATCAGTTTTGGCAAAATAAGAAAGAAGTACCTTGTTTATTCAAGCCTGAAATGAATGCTGGGGGAAATGTATGTAGTATGAAAAATAATGACGATTTTCTTAAGTCTCGTATAAATAATTCTGCTCGTGTTAATAATTTTTTCCCAATAGAAAAGATAAGAGTAGGTCCTGGTATTAATAAAGGGTTTGATGCAGCTCCCACCGGTGGCTTCCATCAAATGGAAACTGCAGATTACGCTAAACCGCGCAGCTTAGATGAATTGCGGAGTAAAATTAATCAAAAAGAAACATATTTTGAATTACCTATTCAAGCGCCCCCTAAAGGAATTACACAGCGTAGCATTATAACACCATTTGACAAAAATAGACCGGACACAAATTATGAAGTAACCCCAGATATGTGGCTAAAAACTACCGGGGCAATTACAAAAGAAGCGGAGAGACCAGCGCAAAATATAAGACCTACCGCTCGCCAAGAATTTCATGTGGATTACAAAGGAGCTGCAAAATATAGCGAAAACTCACCAGGACAGGGTTTTGAGAATGATTACGGAAAAAGTAATATTATGATATATGATAATGAGCGCAATACTACAGAAACGCGAACAGTAGTATCAAATGTTAGCTCTCTTGTGAAGGCTATTGTAGCACCTATAATGGATGCTCTTAAATATACAATGAAAGAATACACTGTTGAGTCTACACGGGCTGTAGGCAATCCAAGCATCCAAATACCAAGCAAAGCGACCACATATGACCCCGACAATCATATTATGAAAACCACTGTGAAGGAAACAACCATACACGATAGCGAGCTAATCAATTTATCAGGAAACAAGGAAACCTATACGGCGTTAAATGATACAGCAAAAACTACCGTGAAAGAAACCACTCTACAAGACAGTGAATTAATCAATTTATCAGGAAACAAAGAGACTTATTCAGCTTTAAATGATACTGCTAAAACCACAGTGAAAGAAACTACAGTTCACGATAGCGAGCTAATGAATTTATCAGGTAATAAGGAAACATACTCGGCTTTAAATGATACTGCAAAAACCACTATGAAAGAAACAATGATACACGATACGAATATTGCGAATATTAAGGGAGAGAAGGGCGTTGGATATATTATGTTTGATGAAAATGATGCTAAGAAGACGCTGCGTCAAACATTGCCCAAAATAGACAGTATTCGCAATATTGGTGGTACAACTTACAGAGTAACTCTATATAACCCCGATTTAGTCGCCAAAACAACGACAAAAGAGACTCTTATTAAAGGGAAATCGGAGTATGGATTTTTAGGCGGGGTATTAGAAGGTTTGTTCGGTGGATATATGAATGCCAATGTAGAACTCAAGAATACCCACAAGCAATTCTTATCTGATACAAATGAATATGGGATAGCTGGCTCAGGAAGAGATTTTAGACAGACAGACAGAACGGCAGATGAAAATGCTGAAATTGACGGAACACGAGAGGGTATTATGATGAGCGCAGGATATACACCAAATCCTGGAAATATTAATATTAACTCTGATCCCTCCGAAATTGAAATGTCAAGCAAAAAAGCTTTTGAGAATAGTATAGCAGCGCGAGATACAGGAAACATAGGAATGGTTTATCAATCAACACCAGTATTTGATAATTGTAGCATTACAAAGATGCCTGATAAATCTAACGCATATTCTAACAGATTAGACAGCGATTTGTTAGAACCTATGAGCACCAATGAATATGCCATTAAAATTAATCCAATAAAGAGAGGTTGTAAAATGATATAAGGATTACATATATTATATAGTATGTAGTGGAATTGAGAACAATATCCAGCTACTTTGTTCGCGTGGCCTAATCGGTTAGGGCGTCGCTCTTATGAAGCGAAGATTCTGGGTTCAAGTCCCAGCGTGAACACTTATTTTTACTATATAAATATATGAATTAATAATATATTTATAAAAGATTCTTTGAGAATGAATAAAATAGCATTTCTCTTTTTAATATACGACATAATTAACCACGAAAGCATCTGGTTTAATTTCTTTAATGGAATAAGCAAAAATAAATATAGTATTTATATTCATTACAAGATAAATGATAATTTAGAATTTTTCAATAATTACAAAATAAATAAAACAATAGCTACTAAATATGCGGATATTTCTATAGTGAAAGCTCAAAATTTATTGATTAAGGAGGCATTAAAGGATGCAAATAATAAACATTTTATATTTTTATCTGGCTCATGTATTCCTTTAAAATCCTTCAATTATATATATAATCTACTTGATACTAAATATTCCTATTTTCATATAGCACACCCGGATGATTGCTTTCCAGATTGCAAAGTTGTCCTAAAATATATTCCTAAAATACATATTAATAAAGCATCGCAATGGTGTATTCTTAATAGACCACACAGTGAATTACTATTAAGAGGTGCAGATGATTACTTATTATGGTTCAAAGATACCTATGCGCCTGATGAACTTTGTTATATTTCATATTTATCATATGTATATGGTAATAGTATTAATAATATTAATAATACATCAACATTATCTAATGAAATAATATCAACATCATATGAAGAGCCTCCTGAAATGGCAACAACATTTGCTAATTGGGAAGATATGAAGTATAAATATGTATCTTTAAGAGAATTGAAAAATTATAAAAGCATTAGCGAGGAAGAATTACATCATTTATTAAGAAGCAAAAGTTTATTTGGAAGAAAGTTTAAACCTTCATGCTATTATTCTCTAAATAAACGGTTCTATTATGATATGATTACTGATAAATAATATACACATAGTGCGTTTTTAGTAATTATTATAATATATTATGGATATTATATATTAATAAGATGTCAAACACACTTGTTATTATTTTAAGCGAAACGCGTGCAAGCGAATTAACTTTTGATTCTTTTAAAAAGAATGTTCTTGACGAATTAAATGCTGATTTATGTGTATGTATTGGCGTTAAACCTGACTATGATTATAATAATCCATTTTATACACATGCAAAATATAGGTTTACTTATGATGAACCAGATGATTTTGGGGATGCTTTTGAATATGCTTATAATATATTGTCTAAAACCAAACCAAAATATGAATGCATTGAAAATACTAATGCTCTCTATGGAAAATTGCAAACACCTAAACAATCTACAGATAACATTACTTTTTATGAGAATATGCCTAATTTAGCAGAGTGCGATGAAGATAAAATAGTAGTACATTCAAATAAATTCCCAGATGTTTTATGGAAAAATCAAGTTTATGGAATTAAATCTTGTAATTCACATAATCTTGTAAGTCAGGAACATGTGATTACTTACAAAAAACAGTTATATTGGCGCGAATTTTTGAAAGTTAAGGATCAATTTTTAGGAGGTGTTAAAGATAGTCAAAACCAGCATCCTGGATCAGCAGGTATCTTGATATTCTTTAGATGGTTTTTATTAAAAAATTTGATAGATAATGATTTGCTAAATAAATATGATAGATTTATTATTACAAGAAGCGATTTTCTTTATCAAATGCCGCATCCTAAAGTAGAGCTTATGGATGAAACTAAAATATGGATACCAGATTGTGAGCATTATCTCGGTTATACTGACAGACATGTTGTTTTGTCTAAAAATAATATTGAATCATATTTGAATATATTAAATAATTTTGTTAATAGATCAAATGAATATTTTAATATAATGAAATACAAAGATAATTGGAATTTAGAGCAGCTTATAAATTTCCATTTAGTTAAAAACAATGTAAATCATCTTGTAAAAGAATATCCATATATTATGTATTCTGTTAGAAATATAAATGGTTCTACAAGATGGTCTCAAGGACATTATTCAAATGAACTTGGATATTATATAAAATATCAAAGTGAATATAATAAATCAAGTTATTACAAAGAGCAATTTGAAAAATCAGGGCTTACAATTGATGACTTTTACAAAAAATTAGAATGTTTTACATAAATATTTTGATATATTGATAAAAGATAATATATACATATGTATATAATTATTTTTATAATTTATTGTCAATACCATATAAAGACAAATATTTTTGTATATATACTTAATCAATAATGCCAAATTTAACTAATGAATTTTATAGTTTAACTAATAATAGAAAAACAAGACATTATATTGAGACTGGTACATATTTAGGAAATGGTATACGAGATGTATTAAATAATTATGAAAATATTCATTCTATAGAATTAGCAGATATATGGTATCAATACAATGTTAAACAATTTAGTAATCACAACAATGTTAAAATGTATCTTGGAGACTCTAAAAAAATTCTTCCAGAATTACTTAGTAATATTAATGAACCAGTAACTTTGTATTTAGATGCGCATTATAGCGGCGGGACAACTGCATTTGGAGACGAAGAAGTCCCTTTACTTTTTGAGCTTGAAATATTGAAAAATAGAAACTATGATGATATTATTATTATTGACGATTGTAGATTACTTGGTAAAAAAGGTATATGTGGTGCAGGAGATAATCATCCAATATATCCAACAATGACTTACGATTGGACAGGTATTACTGAAAACAGCATTGTAAATTTAATGAAAAACAATTATATATTATTAGCAAATGACAATCATAAATATACAGATGGAGCTGTTGATCAATTTATACTTGCTAAAAAATATAATTAAGATTTATATCTTAAAGATGTTGTAATCTTTATATTTTACAAAAATCTTTGTAAAAAACTTCAAATATTAAATAGAATGATAAAATATTACACACCCAGCACCACATAGATCCCCAAGTATTAGTTTCTCTATATAGTACTATTGATATAATTAGTAATAATGATACTATTATTAAGTATGAATATATTCCATCAATTATCCATCGTACTGATATAAATATATGCCATATTAGTATTAAATAAATATTAACATCCAACCAATTCCAAGCCAAATGTCCGTTTTTACTTGGAACTGATGAAAAATTTACTGTATTTAATGGTATTATAAATGTGTATACTATTGCAACAATTGAAATATATGCTACTAATATATATGGAATCAATTCTGGTCTGTTTTCTATTTTTATAATATTAAACATTGGCTGGCAAATTATAACAAATAATGCTATTTGAGATAGCAATCTGTTAGAAAATGTTTTAGACCATATAAAATATTCTATCAATTGTATAAGAAGTATTGATTGATATAATATAAATCCAAGTAAATCAATTACACCATTATAATATGCAAACGAAGAAGCAAATAAGCCAAATATATATGTATTTAATGATACTGATGCATTCCAGCACATAACAAACAATATTCTATATTATATAAAAATAAATAAAATATTATTGGAGAAGATGAGTAAATCTTAAAAAATATATTTACCCCAACTCATACCTTGTCCGATTGCATACTCAATTCTATTCAATTCAGTAATCTTATTTTGCTCCAAATGTTGTGTCCAAGTTAGCGTTGGGCCAATAGTCCAGAATTGTGCCCAATCTTGTCTATAAATTGTATCGTCAAGTGCTACAATAGTATCTTTGTGTGCCAAGTGAAAACAGTTCTCCATATCAGCCTTAGCGGTTTCATAATCATGTCCTCCGTCAATAAATATAAAATCAAATTTCTTATCCTTATTATTTTTGTAAAAGTTAGCAACAGTCATTTTGCTATCACCAAGAATTAGCGTATGTCTATTAGGATATTTTGCATCTATATATGCTTTCCCTTCTAATAGATAAGTATGTACACCAATATCAAAAGATGTTAAATGTATATCATCGTTATTTTTCAAAAACAACTCTGCAGAATGCCCACCATTAAAACCAATCTCCATTACATTAACAACAGGTTTCTTTGTTAACTCTATTAAATCTAAATATTGTGGAGAACACCCTCCTACATTTCCCTCTAATTTATTAAAACCTTTGCTGCTTAAATATGCGCTCAAATCAGTCATATTATATATAATATATATTATAATCCTTTATATATAGTTTTTTATATTTATCTTTTTATATTTATCTTTTTCTTAGTAGGTTTCACGGGTTTCTTTTTTCTTAATTTACGACCTCCTTTAATTGCAACATTTTCAATAAAATGCTCTTCTATTTTATTTTTTACATTAACATTTAGATTTATATGAGTTGCTATTAATACATCATTATCCATATCTACAATAAAATTAGGGGATGCATTTATATCTATTCTTCTATACATCCCATTCTTTCCATCCTTAAATATTTTTATAAAAGTATCTGTTGCGTATTCATTATCCCAATATTCAAATGTTATATTATTTATTGTATGTGTTTCAAAAATCATATCATACTCAGTCTTATTCATAGTATTATAAGTAAAATTTAAAATTTGTAAATTTACTAACTTTAATATTAAATTATTAAATAATTTAGCAAATTTATATCTTACTGTATGTGCTCTACTTGGGCAATTTTTATATATATTATATATTTTAAATCCGCTAAAATCAAGAACTTCAATATTAGTCATTTTCTTAATCATTTTTATCAACTCATCAATAATAACCTCTTTATCATCATCATTAGGAAGTTTTATATTACTTACCATTAAATTTTTAATACCAAGAAACTCATTTACCCTAAATATTTTTATTATTTTCAAAGTTAAAGTTATGTTTATCAAGACTATTGTGTGAATATGTAAAGAATATTTTATAGTTAATCTTAATAGCTTTATGATTTGAGGCGTTAATTCTATATCCAAGTATATTACAGTTATTCCCGATATATATTTTATTAATTCCTTTTCATTATCAAGTAGTTTATAATATAATAAATAATCTATTAAACCCTTATTAAAAATACCTTTAGTTGGTGTAGGAAAATTGTGAGTTATTACATCTGCAAGAACTCTCCTGTTTTTAATACTTGTTAAACCAGGTAACCCAACACCTACATTCCAATTTACTGGAGCAGAAATAGAACCTTCATTTTTGCTTCCGCTTTTGCCGCTTTTGCTGCTACTACTACTGCTTTTGCTACTGCTTTTGTTAAATGCAGTTTCAACATCTCTTACATTTATTGCCCCTTCATCAGCAGGTTTATAGATACCAATACGATTTGATCTTTTTCTAAATCTAAACATTATATTTATAGTCAGTCTAATCTATATATTTTGAATATTTTATATTTATATTTTAGTTAAATTTATATAAATAATATATCATACAATATATATAAATGAGCGCAATATATCAAGATTGGAAACCTGTTGTAATTAGAAGTAAAAACGCTGTTGATGCACAAAAGAAGGACGCCCATCATAGTGTAGCAAAACCTGCGGGTAATAAGGAATTTCAACGATTGAATAATGAGGAATTACCTGCGTTAAACAAAATAACACACGCGCAAGCTCAAGCAATTTCCACTGCAAGAAATGCCTTGAATTTGAAGCAAGTAGATTTAGCACGCAAATTAGGAATTCAAGAAAAAATAATTAAAGAATATGAGAATTGTTCGGTTACTAACTTTTCACCGAAATTATATAAACAAATTTTGAAAGTTCTAAATGTAGACCCTAAGGCATATATATAAATTATTCGCTATCAGCGGAGCATACGGAGGATATTACTGAAGAGGAATCAGAATCGGAACTACTCTTTGAACCTCCGCTATTATAGGGTTCAAACCCCATTTTCATAGGGTCTGTAGTATTTCTTAAAATACTCGGGTTAACATTAGTTTTTTTAATATCGTTTGAATTATTATCATTGTCAAATAATCCCAGCGAAGAGAATACATCAGGGTCTTCATTAAATCCCATATACATTATAAAGAATACTATAGATACTATTAAAATATATATCATAATGTTATTAACTGTTAGCAGATCCTTCGTAATATCATATGGTTGCGTGATCGCATCTCTATTTATGCTGTCAAGGTATTGATAAGCAGCAAAAATCAATGCCGATATAACTATTGAATATAATAATATATACATATCTATATATATTTTTCTATAATTCTTATATTCATTATAACGCACTCGCACATTCTTATATTCTTAATATTTTACAATTTCTTGAAGCTACAAAAAAACTATATTGAACTATTTCGCGACTGCTACTTTCTTAGGGTTGACCTTTGGTTTACCATCTATATTATCCTTTACATTTCGGCGCACTGATTTCTTTACAAAACAGTTATTTATAAAATCTATAATATCTTTCGGTTCATCTTTTTGTTTATTAATTTTCTTTTGATCCTTTTTCATATTTGTAAGCTCCTTCTTTAGAGCTTTTATTTCATCTTTATTCAAATCATTGTTAATCAAATTATCTTCGTATTTTTTAATTTTGTTATTAATTTCTATTAATCCACTATCACTTCTTCTTTGTCTATCAACTTCAATTAGAACATCCTTTATTACGGGATATGCAAATTGACTACGGTCATTCATTCTATCTATATAACTTACTAATCCAGTAATCCTATTCATAAACTCATATGATCCCTTTTCTGTGAATAACCCATTATCATTGCTAAACATCATTTTAAAAGTATCAAACTCTTCAGGAAATCTTTCGCGATCTTCTAATAATAAATTAAGTATTTTTACACAACTCATATGATCATCTGTAATAGGCGTTGCCGTCATAAGAAGTAATTTTAGCGAATCTTTTCCTGAAACCTTGTAAGAGTTCTGTATCATAGTTTGAAGAACTTCAGGATTAGGCTTTTCTAATGCTGAAAGAGATGACCCGTATATTTTATGTATTTCATCAATGATTATTAGCGTCTTTCTAAAAGGATCTTGATGACCATTCAAAGCAACCATCTGCTTATAAAACTTGTTTTTCCCCTTGATTAAATTTGTAAATTGCTTATATGATATAGGAGGCAGCCAATTTTTCCCTAAAAACTCCATGCGTTTTGCTTTTGTTGATGGTAATATTTCGTCATTATTAAGACGCTCCTGTATTATCACATTGCAAATCTTGTCAAACATATTTTTCCAAATATCTTCTTTTAATGTATGCCTTGTTACCCATAATATCTTGTATCCTTCCCTATCAAAAGTATTTGTTGCTGTAGAAATAGCAGTACATGTTTTACCTGAACCGACACTATGAAATAATAGCATTCCTTTATAAGGTGATTGTGGCGTTAAAAATCTTTGAACAAAGTTTTGCGTATTTGAAAAAGTAACGAGTTCGTAATCTTTTTTATTTTTCTTACTATTAAGTTTGTCATCATCACCTTCAGTAATACATTTATTTACAATATCTATAGGATCCCATTTATAGGGAGCATAATGTTTCTCTACATATTTATATAGTTCAAAATTACTTAATTTGGTTTTTGGAGGGACTGAATCAAATAGGGGTTTCTTCAGTATTAATTTATTTTTATATTCATAAATAAATCTCATAGCATCTGCATAGTTCTTATCATTAATAGCTTTAATCTTTTTATAGTGATTAAGATTTTCAATAATCTTCTCGCCAAATAATTTGAGAAAATTAATAGGGTTCATCCAAACCTTGTTGATAGCATCGCAAAAGTTTTGATTTTTATCAATCATATTACATAATAAAGGCTTGGGGTATCTCTCATTTAAATATTTTAGCAATTCGTCGTTTCTAACATTATTTTTTACTTTGTTAAATTTATTTCCCATATATATTTTTTTGTTAACAATTTGAACATTATCGCGGAATCCAAGCTTATCTATAGTAAATATAGCAGCAATAATAAGTAAAGCATTAGCTGAAGGGAATTCTTCAAGAGGTCCTTTGCATTTGTTCTTACAGTCTATTATATTATCATTGGTATATATCTTCCCTCGTATATTATTTACTACCTCAATTAAATCTTTGCGCTTGGGTTTATCAAATTTGATATTATTTTTAACCATCATTGAATCATAGAAGCGATTGTTCTTATCTCTTAATAAATGCAAGTTCTCTGTTAGAGGAGTATCCACAGCAGATGCAATTATAATTGATTCAATATCCGCAATGAAATTAAAAGCACTTATATTATTATTACCGTGTTTGAGATATATATCGTGAACTGTGTTATCATTATCATATTTTAAATTATATCTATAAATATTTAGAGGCCATCCAACATCTGGAATAAAGGGCAGTCCAGATTGTCCGCAATATCGTGTTCCTCTCCCAATAACCTGTGTATATTCTGCCTTTGTTACTAAGGGTTCTAATATGTGCATATATTTAACATCAAAAACATCAAGTCCTTCCTTATAGCCTGAATCTAATATTATGATGCGCATATTTGCACCATTAATATTAGCAGGTCTTTCGTTCATAAGGGTCATCATTTTTTTCTTTAATCCAACTGTTAGAGGCTTTTTGTATACTGTGGATGTAGTTAGAAGACCAAAAGTTTTATTATTATCTTCTATATCTTTTTTTAAAGCAAATTTATCTGTATATACAAGAGTGTAATCATTGGCTATTAAAGATGACGCAACCATTTTAGCACCATAAACTCCTGGTATATCACTGTATATTATGTGTTTGTAATATTTATTATCAGTAGCCATATCTTTTGCATCAAGGTCTGCAATTTTTTTAATCATCGCATCTATTTTTGGTGATAATAAATGAAGCTCTCCTGACACAACCTCCTTTTTAAACTTAGATGAATCAAACTTATGCTCGGGTTTAACTTGTGCCCAAGATGCTGTATTGCGAATACAGTGTGCTTCATTAAATTTTTTCATTATATAAATTATATTCTATTTATATATAATATAAAAAGTATACAATTGTATAAATATATAAACATTTTGTAACTATATTAATAATAACAAGATGATTATTGATATTGAAGAGGTTAAGAATGTATTAGCTTGTAAAAAAATAAAACTTAATGGATGTTTTCATATAGGCGCGCACGATTGTGAAGAATTGAGCATATATAATAATAAGCTTGGTATAAAAACTGAAGATATTATATGGGTCGATGCTCTTCCTTCAAAGGTTTATGAAGCAACTATCAGAGGAATACCTAATGTATTTAATGCGGTTATCACTGACAAAGACGATGAAAAGATAGCATTCAATGTAGCAAATAATGGTCAATCTTCAAGTATCTTGGAGTTTGGTACGCATTCTATAGAGCATCCTGGAGTTGTATTTATTAATAAAATAAATCAAAAAAGTATTACTGTAGATAGTTTCTTTGAAAGAAATAATTTAGATGCATCTAAATATGATTTTTGGAATTTTGATATTCAAGGGGCTGAGCTTTTGGCATTGAAAGGTGCTACTAAATCTATTAAGCATGCAAAGGTATTATATTTAGAAGTTAATTCCAAAGAATTATATATAAATGGTGCACTCATCAATGAAATAGATGAGTTTTTAGCACAATATAATTTCAAGAGAGTTTTGACAAATATGACAATTCATAAATGGGGAGATGCAATGTATATCTTGGATACTTAGGATATTTGTAATATGATTATATTACTTCCTTTTCCTATCCAATATATAACGACCTGTCTTAGGGTTTAACACTTTGCCTTCAGGGCATTTTTTAGGAGTTTTAGGAAGCTTATCTGCAGCAACCTTTGAATTTTTTGTCAATATACGCCTTCCACCAGCCCGTGTATTTAATAGACTAACCTCTGGAATGGAAGATTTTGTTGTTTGCTTAATAGGAAGAGACATTGGGATATTAGTATAACTATTATAACTGTCAGCTGAAGTATTATAATTAGCATCTTTACGAACATATATCAATAACCTTCCTCCTTTGCTAAAGTTAAAGCAAATGTCTGTATTTTTTAATTGATGCTGTAAAGCTTCTGGGATACATTTTGCTGTATTTAGACAAAAATCACCATCATTTTTAATATTCCAATCATACTTCATCAGTTCACAAGGTATTTTTCTTGTTATTAATTGGTTAATCATTGATGGATCCATACTGGTTCGCGTCCAGCCATTATAAATATACTTTTTCTTTTTACAAGTGATACCAGCAATTGCGTGTCCTATACCTATATTCCAATTTGCTAATAAAACAGCATCCAAATTATATTCAACACCTTTAAAAAAGATTTGTTCTTTCATAGATTTTAGACTATTTTTAGTGGCTTCTTCATTTATTATATTATTAGGGAATAACAGACTGTAAAATGGTGTGTTTCCTGTATCTTCTTCATCTCTAACAATAACCATCAATATCGGTGGTGGTATTATGTCTTCTTCAACATATTTAAAATCCCTATCACCATCCACTTCTATCACAATATTTCTCTTTACTATTCTATACGAGGCCTTATTAAAGTTTTCGTTTAAATATGAATAAAGCAACACATCATCAGCCGGATTATAATCATATAATATGTAATCAACATTTAATAATTTATATAATTTGCCTATATAATATTCTAACTCAAATCCTCCAGTAATATAATTAGGTATATAAGGAAATGATTTCTTATCAATCTTATTAAGTAATGTTAGTATCTTGCCAAAAGTATTGTCGCTAAACCTCTTGTAGTTCTTGTAATCCTTACTTTCTCTATTATCAGTCTTTAAATATTTATCATCTAATACATGTTTTAATAATGTAAATAGTTTTTTCCTATTATTCCAAAATATTGGAAATAAACCTTTCTTTACTTCCCACTTTTTAGATGCTTCAAGTAATATTTTTCTACTACGCTGACTATAAAACATAGCAACAAAAGTAGCCATAAACCAGCATATTGGCCCTACTTGCTTTGGTGTTAGAATTCTTGAACATATACTTTTTTTTGTTTCTTTTATTTTTGATAATGAATTCATATGCAATAACCTAACTCTATATCTAATTATTTAATATATTATAAAAGTTATTTATTTTTTAATATTTCTTATTAATATACATCTTCCTGTCTTAGGGTTTAATACTTTGCCTTCAGGGCATTTTTTAGGAGAGTTAGGTTTAACAATAGGTTTAGAAGGAGACTTTACAGGAGACTTAACAGGTAGCTTTTTCTTTATCAATATACATCTTCCTGTTTTAGGATTTAATACTTTGCCTTCAGGGCATTTTTTAGGAGATTTAGGCTTAACAGGTAGCTTTTTCTTTATTAATATACATCTTCCTGTCTTAGGGTTTAATATTTTGCCTTCTGGACATTTCTTAGGAGAGTTAGGTTTAACAATAGGCTTAACAGGAGACTTAACAGGTAGCTTTTTCTTTATTAATATACATCTTCCTGTCTTAGGGTTTAATACTTTGCCTTCTGGACATTTCTTAGGAAATTTAGGTTTGACAGGAACTACGCTATTAGTTATAGTATTTGTTTCTATAGAAGTATCAGGTTTAGCATCTTTGCGAACATATATCAATATTCTTGACCCTTTGCTAAAATTAAAACAGAGATCTTTGACTTTTAATTTCCTTTTTAATAATTCAGGTATACATTTTATTGTGTTTAAACAGAAGTCATTATGTTTAATTATATTCCAATCGTATTTCATAAGTTCGCACGGAATATTTCTTGTTATATTTTTATCAGCCATAGCAGGATCCATGCTTCTTCTTGTCCAACCATTATAAACATATTTATTTTTTTTACAAGTAATACCTGCAATTGCGTGTCCGTTCTTTTTATTTATATTCCAATTAGCCAATATTACAGAATCTAAATTATATTCCTTACCATTATAAAATATTTGTTCGCTCATAGATTTTAATTGATCTTTCATATAACCTTCATTCAATTTATTACCTTCTAAAATAACATTGAAAATTTTATCTACCTCTTTCTCATCTACCTTGATAATTAATATAGGAGGCGCATAGTTATTTTCAACATATTTATATGGTTTGTATATAAGGTTTCTTAATTCATAATTATTATATTCTATTCTAATCATTTTATTAGAAATTGTATAGCTCATTATATCATAATCTTCGTTTAAATAAGAATATGCGACATTATTATCCTTCGTAGAAAAATTGAACATTTTATAATCCACATTTAATAATTTATATAGCTTGCCTACATAATATTCTGGAACAAATCCTGTGGAGATCTTTTTAGGATCATAAGGGAATGTCTTATTATTTTCCCTATTTAAATATAATAAAATTTCTCCAAAAGTATCGTCGCTAAACTTCTTGTAATCCTCGCTTTCTCTACTTGCGACCTTCAAGTATTTATCATCTAATACATTCTTTAATAATGTAAATAATTCTTTCTTTTTATTCCAATCTTTAGATGCTTCCAGTAATATTTTTCTACTACGTTGACTATAAAACATAGCAACAAAGGTAGCCATAAACCAGCAAATAGGACCTACTTGCTTTGGTGTTAGTATTCGCGAACATATACTATTTTCTACTTTCTTCATTAAAAAAACCCTATCTATTTCTATTGTATATTATATTTTTTTCTTATCAATATACATCTTCCTGTCTTAGGGTTTAATACTTTATTATCAGGACATTTCTTAGGAGTTTTTGGAATTATTGAAGGCTTATTTGCTGCAACCTTAGAATTCTTTGTCATTATACGCTTTCCACCAGTCCTTATATTTAATAGACTAACATCTGGGATGGAAGAACTTCCTTTTGAAGTAGGAGAAGAACTTTCATTTGAAGTATCTGACTTAGCATCTTCTCTAACATATATCAATAACCTTTGTCCATATTTAAAATTAAAACAAAAATCAATTGGCATTGTTTTAAATAATTCAGTATTATAATCCAATATTTTAGGAGAACAATTCTTTGTATCTATACAGAAATATTTATTATCTACATCCCAATCATATCTCATAAGTTCGCACGGTATTTTTATAGTTTTATTTTCTTCAACCATTTGTGGATCCATTTGTGTTCTTAACCAACCATTATAAAGATATTTTTTGTTTTTACAAGTTATCCCTGTAATATAATGAGATTCTCCATAATCTTGACCATTAAAACTCATTAATATTGTTGAATCTAATTTATACATTTGTTCATTATAAGTTATTTTTTCTCTCGTTGATTTTAATTCATCTTTAGTCTCACCATTTGGTAATACATGACTTTCTAACATATTACCTTTAGAATACATATCAAAACCATCATGATCATAAAGCCTAATAATTAATATAGGAGGAGCTTTTTTATCATCCACATATTTATATCCTTTTTCTACAGGTATATCAACTCTGCGTTGTATACTTTTTGATGATCTATTAAAAACACTATATCTAAATATATCAAGATCTTCATTAAAAGCTGAATATGCTACCCTATTAGGAATTGGTTGATAATCAAACATTTTATAATCTACATTCAATAATTTATATAGTCTTCCTATATAAACCTCTGCCCAAAACCCATATGAAAACTCTTTAGGATTATAAGGAAATATTAATTGATTCTCTTCATATAATAATGATATTATATCTATAAAGATATCACCATTATAATCATTGTAATCATTTCCTTTACTTGTTTTCAAGTATTTATCATGTAATATATCATTTACTTTTTTAAATAAATCCTTCTTTGTATTCCATTTTCTTGATGCTTCCAGTAATATTTTTCGGCTACGTTGACTATAAAACATAGCAACAAATATAGCCATAAACCAGCACGTCTCACCAACTTGCTTTGGTGTTAGTATTCGCGAACATATTCTCCCTCCTTTTTTATTATATGGTTTTATCGCTATTAAAGGTTTTTTATTAATATATCGCCCTGTCTTAGGGTTTAATACCTTGTTATCAGGGCATTTCTTAGGAGACTTAACCATAGGTTTTACTGAATTACTTGCTGGTTTATTCATTTACAATAATTGACTATACTCTCTCTAATAAATAAATATAAAAAATATAAACATTACATAAACATTAAGACACTAATGATAATAAATAATGAATATATATAATGCATATATTATGAATTATATCTTCCTATTACATTTAATTTGTAATTCATTCTCTTTTACACTCCCACAAGTATTTAGAGAGTGGCACTGTATAAACTTTGTAAAATATATAGATGCAACCAAGCCATATCCATTTAAAATCGGGGAACTCCCTTTGATATCCTGGTATGATAATAAATACAATAAAACTTATACGACTGTTAATATTTGTTCGCATATGGGTGCAAAATTAGATAATAGTAAAATAACGAACGGATGTCTTGTTTGTCCTTCTCACGGGATACAGTATACAGAAGATAAGGCATTCGGGGAGACTGTTATATATCAAGATAAGCTATGGTGGAGTTATGAGCCAATCACGAGCATTCCTCCTGCTACACCTTTCTATAATAATAAGGATTATTCAACCACAAATATTTGCTTAGATGTTGATGCTAATATTATAGATTGTGCATTGAATATAATGGATGTGAATCTTCCAAAATACTATAATATGTTAATACCGCCTAACAAGATAAAAAGGTTCAAGTATCTTAACAAAAACAAAAATAAGGAGGTATTAGGTGTATCCTTTAGACAAAAAGCACTGACTAATAAGGAAAATGTTGAATATAATAAATACTTCAATATGTATAATTTCCCTTATAATTCTTGGACGCGTACAACATTGCCTAATAAGCAGCAATCAATTATGAATATTGACTTTAGGCAGGTAGGGATTGATAAGACGCGATGGTTTATCACAATAAAAAATAATCACGCTACCAATAACATATTAGCAAAACCCTTTATGTATTATTATGCAAATCAATACAAAGAATTGCTTAGCAATAATCAAGCATTACATACAGATCTCAAAAAATTAGTTATAAGACAGGAGGTATTAGCAAATGAATATCATATAGATGATATTTATAATATGTTTGAAAAATACAAATATCCCGACAATAATATAGTATGTAATTTATATAAATATCATAAGAAGAAAATCAATGAATACAATGAATATTGAATATAAAGAATATAAAGAATATAAAAAATTTAAAGAATATAAAAAATTGATACATATATTACATATAAATATTAACACATAAGATTAAACAATTATGAATATTAAATTGATTGATTTGATTACTTACATTGTGATCGCATCAAATTATATTGATTGTGCTGATGGAATTAACTCGCATATTAATAAACCACCTATTTTGAGGTGTAATAGCGCTCCAGATCTAAGACTATTATTTAATACCACATATACCACAACATATACAACAACATTTAATGACAATGACAATATAATATCAAGCAGTGAATACAAGACAATTATATTTAATAAATACAAAAGGAATATATATCTTCGCTCAAAAGAGAAATATACTTTGGAAGATAATAGGTAATAGATATATTATAATACTATACTAAAGCTACATCATTTTATAATCCCATTATTCTTTTATTTTTTTACATAATATTTGTAATTCAATATGATAATAAATAATATAAGACTAATAATAGAATATATATATAAATATTTGAATGTATCAAACCAGTATTAGAAATAAAAAGAAGAATAGTCAATTTAACAAGGTTTCTAATAATAACTATATAATTGACAAGGAATATGAATTATATGCATATGTAATTAAGTTATTAGGAAATTGCAGAGTTCTCGTATTATGCGACGATGGAAATGAAGCCATTGGTGTAATAAGGGGGTCTATGAGGCGTTTCAATAAGCGCGTATTAATTGAAACAGGAGATATTATCGCGGTATCTATAAGAGAATATCAAGATAATAAGGTTGATATCGTACATAAATATAATGCAGAGCAATGCAAGATCCTAATAAATAATAAAGAATTGTCCTATACTCTAATTAACGCATATAATAAGGTTTCTATTTGTACTATTAATAGAGCAGATGATGACAATATATTTTTTGAAAATATGCCAGGGGAAGTAGATAATACTAAAAAAGAAAATATAGACTATAATAACAGTATATATGTATTCAATAGTGAAGATGAAGAAGCTGACGACGATTACGAAGCGGGCAAAGCTGACGAAGCAGGTGAAGCTGACGAAGCTGACGAAGATGATGATGGAAATGACAGTATATAAGTAAGTCAATTTATTAAAGCTTCATCAAATTTTATTGTAGCAAAACCGAATTTATTATTATTAACATAATTATTTGGCATATGATATATTTTACAAGCATCAGTTAATTTATTATTGACAAGTGGTATTAAAGTATATTTATACCATTTTATATCAAAAGAGTGTAATCCAAACGCACTTGATTCTCTTATTCCACAGCCAGTTGCCTTCATCACATTATTGATGTCGTAATAGGGGCTATCAACAAATTTATTAAATTCGCTCTTATTATAGATCCAAAAAGCACAATAAGAGACTTTGTTATTTATACAATAGGTAGTATTATCATTAGTTCCTATAGTGCTAACAGTGCTAACGGTGTCAAATTTAACTGCGGGTAAATCTGTAATATATTCTATATTATTATCAACTTCAATCCTTACAAACCCTAAATTGCAATTATATTCTATTAATTTTTCATTATATTCAAGCCAATACTTTATTGCTTTAGAAGGTACTAATATATCATCTTCAATATACATAAATATATCATAATCATATCTTTGTTTTTCTAATAATTCTCTGCATTTCCAAGTTAAATAGAAGGGATTTATATTTGATAAATTGTGATATATCACTTTAATAACACCATTTGTATATTGGGCAAAATCAGTTTCTTTTAGATATATATAATTTGTATGAATAAAAATATCTGTAGTTAGCTCATATATATTCGTTTCCTCTATAATTCTATTAACATAACATTTCCTATCTTCTAAATAAAAAAAAGTAATGTGTTTTGTAATTCGCATAATATAACTAAAAATTATATTATTCTTATATATCTAACCTCCAATACCCTAAATATCAAAAAATAAAACATATATAAAATATAGAGATATAAAATATTTTATTAAAATGATATTTAATGATGAATATACTGGTTTTAATATAACATTTAGCAAAGATTATTCCTTATTAAAAATAACTGGTTCTATTAAAAATTATGCAATGTTTAATAGTATTATAATAATTGCACCGAACCCTATAGATAGAATGAGTAATTACTCGGGCTCTGGACTTCCTTTCCCAAATTATGAAATTGCCTTTGAGAATACGCCAAACATTCACAAAGTAGATACTTCGGGGGTTTTTGACATTTCTTTTAAATATCCTAATAGCTTCTATATGCCTGATGGCATAAATAAGATAAAACCATCTATATATTTTATATTTACTGCAAATGACAATAATTCTTTCCGTCTCCAATATGAACTACACGATATAAATGCTTTAAGAACTTTAGTGAATAGAAGTTCCCGAAAAAATCCAGAGTTTTATGGTGCTAAAGATTATATTCTTCCTATAGATACAGCTGAAAAGGTAATGTACGCATATTCACGCGCGAAAATTGAGAATGATATTGGATAATTGGTTTAGAATAAATTTGTATTATTTTTTTCTTTAACTTTTAAAAATTGATAAATAGGTATCTTAACTATACTAAGAGCCATAGATTATTTGCCTATCAGTCAAAAAGTCTATTGTCGTGGAATTCTAAGTGAATTCAAGAACCGTTTAATCGTTGTCTTTGGAGATTTGCTCTCACCCCTTCGTTGAAAAGTTTTTGAAAAAGTCTTAGAAATGAACTCTGTGAAGATCAACTTCTCTCCTGACCGCATCAAGTTCATCATGCAAGAGAGAATCAAGGATTATGTATTTGCAAACAATGGAATCATTTTTGGCGGGTTTGTGAGGGATGAGATTATCAGATCCCATTACAAAACCATTTACAATGATTGTAATAGCTATAACTCCCATCATTTCTGGAATAAATTGTATCAACCAGAAACTGCTGCGCGTACTATTGTTGCAAATGACATTGATGTTTGTATGTATTCACCAGAAGACATTTCTAAATTCATAAATGATGTCAACAAACTGTTTAATAACGAGGTTGGTGCTTCCAATGTCATATCATCAGACCTTGTTGTTAGTAGCAATAACGAATAATATAAGTATGCCCATTGAATGTTATAGGAAGCTGAACTTCACGATTACTGTGGGAAAGATACCATATGTGTCTACTGGAGTTGAGCTGTCCTTTGACATTGATATAATAATGCCCAAAAATATCAAGCGCCAGCCGCCTTTTAAGAAAATAGATTTCTTGTGTAATGTATTTATAATGTCAACGCAAGGCATCGTAATCTCAAGGGAAACCGGGACTATAATTGATAATATGAGCGTCTTGGACAAGCAGAAAATATCTTGCAGCATAATGAAAGACATCATTGAGTTCAAAACTGAGTTTTGTATGAAGAATTCCTACGACTATGATCATATTGTTGGGGACTTTTCTTACAATAACAAGGTGTATAAGAGGCTTTACAAGATGATGTTTAGAAGTTTCAAATGGAATATTTCAAACATCCCATTTGAAATTTGCGACCAGAAGGGAGAGCATAATAATGTTTGCAATATCTGTCTATCTAATTTTAGAAATAAAACAAACAGAGTTATCAAGATTTTCAATGCCAATTCTTCAAACACTGAGAAGGTATGCGCCAATATTTCTCACGACAAATGCATCTTCAAATATTTTGAAACACAGTTAGAATGCTGCAAGCAAGAATATGATTTTGAGACAACTGATAATTTCACATTCAAATGCCCTGTTAGAAATGTTATCAATTTCAAAGAATGTTATAACAATATTACCGCGATAATCAATGAAAAAATGAAGTAATAAGTGAGACACCCGCGATGGCGACCCGATATGTAATATAGGTATATAGGTAAATATATGTTTTATGTTTTATGTAATATATATTTTTTATTTATTAGAGAATACCTTGTTTATTGTGCTACCGGCTATATAACTTATTAATGATATTAAAACAATTATTATAAGATTTGAAGCGTTTGAAAGGATAAAAATATCGCAATGCTCGGTTAGATAAAGGTATACTTCAAATACTAATATTTTTATAGCCATACCAGCAACAACTTCAAATCCGAAAAGAAACCCGAGTAAGAAGTTAACAAGAATATGTGTAGCTAAATATACTTTATTTGCTATAATGTTATTAGCTTCATTAGGATAAAAAAAGATATCCAGTTCGTGTCGCTTAAATATACATCTTATTATAGTGAAAGAAAATGTCGCTACAATTACAAGCATTAAATATATGTAAAAAAATTTAGTATCCATCTCTTATTTTTTATAAGTTTCCTAATAAGATATAATAATTTAAAATTATAAAGGGAGTTTTTTTATTTAACAAAATAAAAAGAAAAAAATGATATATCTTTATATACAAAAATATAAAATATTATTTCATATACTTCAAGGTTCGCTTATTTCAAAGCGTGTAAATTTTGGTTATGGTACATCGTGTAATGTACCTGATTTTTTTCTTCTACATAAATACATAGGTATTTCTATATTATTTATATGATTGTATGAAATCTTATAAATATTTTTAGCACCATTTGTAAATAAAGACGGAAGCAAAGATATGCGAACAACACCAACATCTGCAAGAAAATAGCTTAGTATTTCTATTTTATATAATAAGATTTATACACTGCTCCAGGAAGCTGCTTTTTATATATTGTTTCTATAGCTTTATTAATATTTGTATTAGAATAATAGAAGAAAATATGCCGCGATAATAGTTCTTTAGTAAATACATTTTTGTAATATTCTTTTATTTTTTGCGATTTGATAGAAATTAATTTTTTATATATGTCATCATTTCCAATAATATCCTTTGAAAATAGTAGCTGTTCCTTGTATTCATCATTAAAAGATGTTAGCTTATAAAACTTTTTATTCTCATAAGTAAATCTAAAGTGGTTTTTAGCATTTTTTATATCATCTTCTATTAACTCATAATTTTTAAGAATATCAAGCATCGCATCTATAAACATTGGGACATTCGTGTCAGCGCATTGCGATGTTAGCCTATAATATGACATTTTGGCATTATATTTATCTATTATTATAGATAGTCTAATATTATAAATGATACCGAGCTTTTTGCGAAGAATATTATAAAATACACCGTTTTCAAAGTTAAATAACATTATTTGAATATATTGCAATATTAAATGTTCGTCTGACATATAGGAAATGCTCTTAGATAAATGAATAGCAATAAAATTATTAGTGTCCTTCCTATCATTCTTAATATTTACTATTTTTAAATGAGTATTATCGTGCTTTAATATAGGATATGCAAACTTAGATTTTTTATATTTTATATTTCCAAAATATTTTTTAAGATTCTTAATAGTCTCCTTGACTTTATTAGATGGGCAAGTTATTGTAATAACTTGATTATCTGTATTTAAATGGCTCTTTATATAGCTCTTTATTTTTTTATTATTAAAGGTTTTTAAAATCTTAATCTGTCTATTATAATCTTCAAAATATGAATATTTTGGATATAGAAACTTGAAAATATTAAAATCAAACTTGTAATTTGATAAAATGTTTCTATACTCTTGTACTACTGCCTTCTTTTCTTTTATTTCAATATATTTTTCAATATAGAAATCATTAATTGCATTTGATAATATATCCATATAAAATTCCAAGTCTTTATAGAAGCCCGATATATAGATGCTCATTTCATAATTATTAACATAAGCATTTTTATATCCTCCGCGTCTATATATTTCACTGGCGATATATTTAGCATCCTTGTATTTTTTTGAAGTGGTTGTTGCTAATAAATGCTCGCAATAATGTGTTATGCCGCTTTCAACCTTCTTTTCTTGCCTTTCTCCTAATAAAAAATTTGTTGAAATATGTGTTAGGTTAGTTTTTAAGGGCACTATAATAACTCTAATACCATTTTTTAATTTCAAGCGTTTAATATTAACACCCATTATAGCTATCTATAATATATACATATATTTACTATATTGACATATCAATTGGTTTGTATAACTGAATATAATTGAAAAATATATTCAAATAAATGTAAAAATATTCCAAATATTTTAGTTTTATATTAGTGTTATTTAACATATCATATACAATGTATATCTCTATAAGTTTAGGTATATACGAAGTATAATTAGAAATATATGATACAAATATTAATGGAGTGATAATATATGTATATAATACTACGCTATCGTCATTATAGCCGTTATCACTGCTATCACTGCTATCGCTGCTATCACTGCTATCACTGCTATCTATTTTATATGTAATATACATATGTATAAATTGTAGCATATAAAGAAATTTGTAATAATAGAAGTCTCTTTTGAAAATATTATTGATTACACCACCTTGATATACGGTGTCTATCCATCTAATGTAATGTATAAACGAAGAACCAAATAAGAAAATAGCGTTATGCGTATTACAAGATATATATTGTAATAGTATCGTATATTGAATATTATTATAACCAATATAGAATTCTATATCGTGATATGCCTTTGTTGACATTATCATAAGGTTAGCTAAATATTTTGTATATTTGCAATGAGGAATAATGGTAAATAAAAAGAGGTCTCTAAATAACCTATTATACATTATTGAAAGTTTACCAAGAATAAACCCGAATACAATCGCCCAGTATGGATACACACAATAATGTATTTTTAGGATTACCCGGTATCTTTTGTTAGTTCTTACTTCAGCTGTTTCAGTATCCTTATCTTTGTACCAGATAATTGGTGATATATAATGGCATTCTCTATGAAAATCAAATCCTACGGCATCGCCAGTTTTTATTATATATTTTTCATCTGTCATATTAAAAACTGTCATAATATCCTTATTATCATCAAGACCGACAATAACCCTATAACAGGATGCAAAAGGGATATTAAAAAATGGACCATCAATATGTCTTGTATAAAATATATTATCAGAAGAATTCTTTTCAAAGTTTTTATTATTATTAGAAGGAGGAGACACATATATCTCGTTCATATCGTGGAGAACTTCAACAATAGAATTACTACCAAATAATCTTTTAAATAATTCGGTTATTTTTTTATTATTTGTAATATTGCTAAACAATTCTTTTGTATCTGGTGGCAAATCTTTATACCACCAATGTGTTGAAGTATTTACTGAAGGCTCTTGGTTAATTACCCATTCTCTAATACTATTAAGTGTATTAAGTGAATAATTATCATTGAATAATTTACAATGAAGAACACGCGACTTTTGATTTTCCCAGGGAAAATATAAAAACATTTTGAATATATTTATATATATATTTAGATAATATATATTTAGATAATATATATTTAGATAATATATATTTATAAAAAATGATATATATATAAGTTTAGTTTTTTTATTTAACAAACATCTTGAATATGTCTGCTATCGCTTCTACTGTCGCCGCTCCTAAGTATACTTGTACTGAAAATGGAGCTATCGCCCTGGATACTTCGGGTAGCCCGATTGTTGATTACTTTATGATGTATACACGAACTATTACAAAGGAACAGAGCTACGAGTATATTGAAAAATGCTGGAAGGTTAATCCTGAGAAAACTGTAGCAATCATTTTTAATGGTCGCGACAGATTGAAAGGGAAAAAGGAAAAGCGAGTATCAAATCAGGCAATGCTATGGTTGCGCGAGAACAAACCTTATACTTATATGAATAATATCCTTACATATATTAATAAATACGGAAGATGGAAAGATCTGCTTAATATCTGCTATGAAAACGAAGTAGATGGAATGATCCATAAAAATTACGAATTAACCCTATTTGCTGATAAATTGCGCGATGATCTTGTTGAATTAAACTGCGAAACTGAGAGCGCTACATCCTATGCAGAAACGACAGAAACTGATACTGATGAGAAGGCGACAAAAGTAAAGAAGGTTAGTATCTCTCTGTGTGCTAAATGGGCACCGAGTGAGAATGATAGGAATGATAAGCGCAAGCATTTCGCAAAGAAGATTGCGACAATCATTTATGGTAAGGATGATGAGAAGAAAATGGAGAAATATAGGAAGGAGTATCTTGCTCCTCTAAGGAAGAAAATTAATATAATTGAGGCATTGATGTGTAATAATGAGTGGGACAAGATAAACTATGAATGTGTACCGGGTGTAGCATCGCGAAGATTGCATAAAGCTTTTAGTAATCACGATAGCGAGAGATATTGTGAATACTTGTCAAAAGTAAGAAGAGGTGATGCAAAGATTAATGTAACTGGTATTCTTCCACACGAATTAGCGAATTACTATGTGAATCTCCGCAATTCTCAAGATGAATATGAGGAGAATGAAACTATTGAGTTGCAATGGAAAACTATCTTGGAAAATGTAAAAAGTTGCGGTATTCTTGGTAATTCTCTCGCGCTTATTGATTTATCTGGCTCTATGTTTTCTGCAAGCAATGGAAGTATTCCTGCACAAGTCGCTATATCACTCGGTATTATAACATCACTGTGTTGCAATGGAATGTTTAAAAATAAGTTTATTACATTTAGTGCTGACCCCGAGTTAGTATCTCTTATTCCTGATGAATTATACAAGGAATATACTGATAAGGGTATTGATCCATCGCTATATACTTGCTTTAAATCACTCATTGATGTAGATTACGGGTATAATACAGATTTTGTTAAAAGCTGCGATATGATTATTAAATATGGCAAGGATAATAATATCAATGACGAAGATATGCCTAAAAAACTATTTATATTCACTGATATGCAATTTGATGAAGCTACTGTAGATAATGATACGGATAATAATGGTATTGAAACATTATATAAAACAATAGTAAAAAAATTTAAAGCTGTTGGATATACACCACCTAAGTTTATATTTTGGAATCTTAATTCTTCTCATAAGGAATCTTTCCCTGTTAATTGCAAAACTGAAGGAACAGCGATGATTTCGGGATTTTCCGAGCAACTTCTCAAGATCTTTATGACATACGATGAATTTAAACCGGATCTTATTGTAGATGAAATTCTTGCCCAGTATATTTCAGATATTACTATAGATCCTATAGAGATTTAGAGTAAAAATAGCATTAGTATTATATATATGTAATATTTATAAAAAGAATTAATTTATATATTTATATATTTTTTAACGTCTCTTTTTAGACTTAGTTATTTTAGTAGCGGTATCCTTTACGAATGAGCCAATATCTTTAGTAGATTTGAATAGGCGACCGGGAGTGCTGCGGATAGATTTTACAGGGTTCTTAATGACTTCTTCTACTTCGCTCTCAAAGTCTTGGATCTTGGCGAATAAATTAGTTAGGGTACTTATTAATATAGGGATAATTATGATAGTGAAAAGTAATATTATGAATAAGAACAGAGAGATCATAGTACCTATAGCAATAATATCGCGGCGTAAATCCTCCGAGCACTTGCACTTCTCATTCATTAAATATCGCACATAATCAAAGGCATAATAAATATACACAACGAAGGTTAGGAAGAATATAAATGTACCAAATGCGAGTAATTGAACTATGCCAGTTCCCATATTTTTAGCTATGGATTTGATAGGTATAAACGCGGTAACAGCGAAATATACTAAGGCTATTATTGTGAAAGTCTTAATAAATTCCTTGTTACTGTGATCTGAGCATACACAGCCTACATTCTCAAGCTTGTATATATAACTCCATATGATTAAAAGTAATATTACAAATATTAATTGTATGAATAAACTACTATAAAAAGATAAAGTTGTGTCGGTCTCTTTCATTATTCTCTTATACTATAATAATAGAAATTATTTATTTTCTATAATATTATATATTAGAAACTTTGTTGAGCTATCAAAACTTTTAATATCAAGTAGTTTTATTTTTTCTACAATAGATTTCTCCTTATAATTTTTTAATATTTTTAATATTTGTTCCATAAAAATATCAATAATATATTTGTGTATATTTGGGTTTCCTATACATTCGGTAATCATATAATCATATATTTGGTTTAATAATAGGGAAACTTCGCTTTTTTTATATTTTATCCATATGATATTTATATTATGAATTCCCTTTTTCCACTTAATATAGTTGCAATATAATTCATACTCATTATTGAGTAATAATAAATTATTATCAAATATATATTTTGGCGGTATCCATAATTTATTATTGATATATTCATTCCACAATTTATCAATAATATTATTCAAAAATACGCTATCAAAATAGTCTAATAATTTAATATATATATTATTCTCATTATCAGATACTTTGATATATGACCAAATAATTAAAAATATCTCTTCAGTTTTATTATTATCAATAATATTCTTAATCTTATCACATATGATGTCTTTGTTCTTTGCTGTAAGTTTATTTAAATAACCAATTAATGCCCTTTTAGTATTAGATATATCGGAGAAATCTGGGATAATAATATGAACGCGGTTTTTACTACTTGCTGCACTGGCGTTAGCGGCAATATGCGAATTCTTTTCCCTCTTATTATTTAGTTTTTTCTCCCATATCATTTTAGGGTCATAGAATGAGTTAAAACAACTACATGATTTTTTAAGGGCTTCTGCTTTCTTTATTATATTATCTGGTGCAATATCTATATTATTATATCTGTTTTGGAAAACAGACAAACCTATTTTGATTACTTTATCATCCATTATAATACTAATATATTTAATAATCTTATATCATATATAAATAGAATTTATTTGTTATCATAAATATATACATATATATACATATATATACATATATATACATATATATATACATATATCGTATATGATATAAAAATAAAATATATATATTATGATATAATATATCATATATTATGAAATTAGATTTTAAAAATCAATTTGTTGAGGAGCTGGATAATATTTATAAAACTCATTTGATATATAGGACAATTGTAGTATGTAAAGATGATATAGCCGATTATAAAAAATTATTAGAAGAAAGGGATTTTAGTGTTTATGTAGTTAATACAATTGCAACAATTAACTACGATGCATTAGATTACAGAGTTATTTTAATAAACCACAATATTTTTGAAGAATTTTTAAATTATATAATTTCTAATAATATTAGCAACTTTTATACATATATAACATTTACATATGATAACTATATTATTAAAGAAGTCGTTTCTAAAAAATACTTTGATAACTATGAAATTATTAACAATATAATTTAGTATACAATACCCATCTATAATAATAATATATCATTATGTTAGAATAATAATAATATAATAAAATGTTTAATTTTAAAGGTAAAGTTCAAAGTTATACTGTATTAGTTGGTATAGTATTAGTATTAGGGGTATTAATAGTTGCCCTTTTAATCGCAAATAAAGACAAGATAAAAGAAGGATTCTTTGATAGCTATAAAAAATATAGTGTAGAATATTATTATATGGACGGTTGCGGACACTGCATAGATTTCAATGAATCGGGTATATGGGATAGATTAAATAATTTAGAATGGGCTAATGTATCATTAAAAAAATATAATAGAAGCGAGAATTTAGAGCGCGTAAGTAAAATGAAGATTTCTGGATTCCCCACAATACTTATTGTAGATAATTCTGCAGCCAATCCAAAAATTCTCGCATCATTTGAAGATGCAAGGACATACGAAAAATTAGTACATTTCATAAAGGAATACGATGAAAAGGAATAAAATATATAAGAGTAATGAAATGTATGGATTTTAATATATAAGATATTATTAAAGTATCAATATTATAATAGCTTAATATGGGCGGCGGTATAACACAGTTAGTTCTAACAGGTCAAATGGATTCTTATGTTAATATAAATCCGTGCATTAATTACTATAAATATGTCTATAATAAACATGTTAATTTTGCTATGGAAAACAATAAAAGTGTTCCCGATATTAATTCTTCTATAAACCTTGCTTACACAACAGAGAATATAAAAGTATTGTTCACTATAAAACGCTATGGAGATTTAGTTAGTAATATGTATTTATCTTTTAATCTTCCAGATATCTATTCAACAGATAAACATAGATTTAAATGGATTAATAATGTAGGTCATATTTTTATTAAAAGAGCGACTATAAGCATTGAAGGAAGCATTATAGACGAAATATATGGCGAATGGATGAATATATGGAATGAATTAACTAATAAAGATGGCGTTGAATATAATAAATTAATTGGGAATATACCAGAATATACTGCGCCTAATAATAATAATACAAGGTATGTTATCAAGAATAATATATTATTTAACAGTATATATCCAAGTACTGATAAAACAATTGACAAAGGAAACCCTTCAATAAAGGGGCGAGTATTACAAGTACCATTAAACTTTTGGTTTACACGCAATCCGTCTTTGGCATTACCTTTATACAAGATACAAAACCAGGAAATAAAGGTTGAAATAGAAATCAACAGTATTGAGAAGTTATATCAAGTATGGTGTGATAAACTAAAATTATATGTATCTCCTTTGATGTTTAATAAAGTATATGGCGATACTATAAAAATTGCAAATTTTATTAATAGCGAGAGTTATATATTTTGCTATTTAGATATTAATTATGTATTTCTTGATAGTAATTATAGAGCAAATTCTTTGCGAGACGAAGGGATTGTTAAATATGTTGTTGATTATGTCAAGAGACAAACATTCCCAGCGCTTTCTATAAATAGTTATGGCGATAATTATACATTGACAAGTTCTTATAATCATATCAAAGAATTAATATGGGTAATACGAAGGACAGATATAGTAGAAAATTTTAATATTCACGACAACTATACGGCGTCGCACTCATATAATGAGACGATGGGTATATTAGAAACCGCTCAAATTAAATGGGCGGATACTATAGTTCGCGAAGATCAAAAAGCATACTATTATAATAATATTCAGCCTTATCAATACCATACAAATGTACCAAGAACAGGAATTTATAGCTATTCTTTCTCATTGTTTCCTGAAAAAATAATAACAGCAGGTTCTTATAATAACCAGATGATTACAACATCAATATATATGACCATTAATAATCGCGGTAATGAGGATATCACAAAAAATATAGCAGCTAAAAGCGAGTTCAAATATTTATTTGAATTAATGAAGCGTAAAGCTATCCCATATATTAACGAAAAGGATGTTCAATTTGAGGTAATTATATATTCTAAGGTTATTAATGTCTTTTCAGTTATTAATGGCACAGGCAATTTTATATGGGCAAGATAGGACGAGATAATATGTGTGTATACGCATAGAAGTATCTCTATATAATTTTTATATCCATCTTTAATAAAAAGGAATAAAAGGGAATGGATTTACTTGTATTAATACTAATATTATTATCAGGATACATTATTAAATATTTAATAGATACTATTAACTCCCTCAATAATGAATTAAAAGAGATTAAAATGAAATGTATATCAGCTAAAAAAGATGTTATATTTGATACTCCATCAATAAAAAATCCTACGGATATTAATGCAGCTTTAATAAAAAACATAGTATATTTCAAAAATTATTTTGATAATTGAATACGAATAAATAAAGAAGATTTAGATTACTATAATTATATAAATAATAAACGCATATATACTTAATATAAGACATCACTTATAATTTATTAAAATGCCTCGTAAAGCAAAAGTGTCAGACGATAGTATAAGTACCGATCCAAAGAAAAAGAAGAATTTAATGAATACAATAATAAAGGATATCTCTGTAGTTGATAATGAGGATATTATATTGCAGCTTCCTTTATCTACTGCGCAAATAAATAAACTGAATATAACAGATAGCAATACTTGCGTAGAGTTTCCTGAGCCATATGAGCCAAATTGTTTTTATATAAATGAAAATAATACATATAGCACTATTCAGGACAATATAATATTTGATAATAATAATAGCGAATATTCTCTAAAAGTTTCACAGAAAGACGAGTTTTTAAACTCAAATAATAACTGCTATTGGTGTTGTCACCCGATAGACAATAGAACTTATGGAATGCCTTATAAATATAATATTAAAACAGACACATATATATTATTTGGAAATTTCTGCTCTCTTGAATGTGCGAACGCTTATAACTTTTCTTCGCATTGCGGAAGCGACAAAGTATGGGAAATCAATAGCTTAATTCAAATGCTGAGCAAACATTACGGATTTACTTATCCAATTCGCCCAGCGCCTTCCAGATTTTTACTAAAAATATTTAATGGCCCGATGACCATAGAAGAGTTTCGCAAGGGGCATTATACAAACGACAAGACATATATTCTAAATCTCCCTCCTATGATATCTACAAACTTTAGTTACGAAGTAGTAAATACATCGTATCTTAAAAATGTAACTGACAATATGCATATTAAATTAGATAATCAAAATAGTACTATTAAAAAAAATAAAAACTCTATAGACAATAAATTAAGTTTAATTGTATCACAGAAAATATAAAAATTGATATAAGGACATATATTCTTATATATATGCGCTAATAACTGATGAGTAATATATTCTTTTCTCCTTATAGAATTTCAACTATCACTTGCAATGCAAACATAGGTAATGATATTAATATAAATCTTGGAATAATGTTTGACAATATGAAGATAATTGAAAATGTTGCTGAAGGGAGTGAAAAAGGTATTGTTTGGGTTCAATTTATGAAAAATGGGACTGATGTATCTAAGGGTGTATATCCAAAGAAGCGAAGGAAAAGCAAAAAAAACACTATGAAAAAGAACAGGTTTGATAATCAAGTTACAGTAATCTATAAGTTTAATGATAAATACATTCCAAATGTCAAGATATTTAAAAACGGTAATATTCAGCTGACTGGTATTAAAGATGTTAAAGATACTGAGCATATAGTCAATCATATTATTAGCGATATTACTGAAATTTACAATAATATTGATAAAAATATTATTATAGACGCTGCTGATGCTGTTCCAGATTATGTACTGGATTTAAAATATCAAAACTTTAAAATACGAATGATTAACACAGATTTCAAAGTTTACACCGACCCTGAGTTTAAAAAGGGGTTTGAAATTAGAAGAAAAGAGATACATAAGTTATTTATTAATGATGAGCATAACAATAAGTGTAGTTTTCAGCCGGGAATATATCAGGGTGTCAAGTTAGAATATTTTTGGAATATTAACAATAAAAATAAGAACGGTATATGCTCGTGTCCTAAATATTGTTATGGCAAAGGAACAGGACAAAATATTGGCGAATGTAAGAAGGTTACAGGAGCGTTGTTTGAGAGTGGTAGCGTTCTAATAACAGGCGGTATCACATTTGAACAGGTTGATGAAACTTACAAATACATATGCGACTTTTTAGAAAAGCACAAAGAATTAATTAAGAAGCCTCAGCCTAATACATTATTGGTATGACAGGCAAAATTATAAACATTATTTTCAGTATTAGGAATATTATATTTTGTATAATCGTGGCTATTTATAGTATTGTTTCCCGGTCTATTATAAGACGGTATATGATGCTGTGCGTAAAACTGGGAACTGTAAGCAACTGCATCGGGTTCAATTCGTGGGATTACATAGTTATTACCCCATGGTTTTTTATCAAATAATACATCGCCAGTATATAAGCCGGCATTTTTTAATGGCTCTGGTGCTTTAACATTAGGGCTATAATCTAACTCAGTATACATTAATTCATTTTTCATTTTTGTATATATTCTATTACAATAGAAGGAATAAAAATCCAGCAAAATAAGTATAATAAATAATATAAAGATTAAAGATATATATTATTTATTGCATTAAATAACAATGAGTTCACAAAAAAGAGATAATATTGGTGGTAGCAGTGGGAGTAGCGGAAGCAATAAGAAGGCGAAAACTTACGGTAGCCCTGAATTTGTCAGCGATGGCATAGATAATGATGGTATTCGTAGCATTATCAATGTAATTATAAAAGTAATACAAGATAAGAAGGCGCAAAATCCACAGACAGCACACGCAGATATTGTAAATAGCATATCACAAGATGACAAATTTAAATTTTTTATTGAAAGATACCCTATGCTTTTTGATATGGTTACGAAAGATGCCGTATTTGATTTTGACAGCTTAGAGTATTTTTTGTCAATGCGCGAGGAAATTATTAAAAAGAAAATAACAAGCGATGAAGCATCTAAACAGGTCGGGCAAGTATGGTTTGATAAATATTATAAGCCAGCAAATTAAAATTATTAAAAAACTTTTTTATTTTTATTTTTCATTAAATATATAAAAATTGATATAAGAAATTATTAATATTTAATTATACACACATTGTATATCCCCCAATTCCAAGATGAATACCGATTGCTCTGCATTTAAATTTCCAACAAACCTCTATCAACTTATTGAAGAAACATTTAAAATTTATGAAGAACGCAAAGCAATCGGTAATAATTGTAATGATGACAATGGTGGTGATTCTCTTATGATTGATAATAATAGCTATGCAAATTGCCTAATTCTTCTCTTGAAGAAGTATCATCTCTGGCCTTTTATGAAAGTCAAGAAGTTCAAGGGTCGCGGTGATATCGTTCTGCTACACAACACATATCTTAGGAAGAATGTGGATAATTTTAAAGAATTATATGAGCAGTGCAGGAGCGTAGTTCTTGATTTTAGCCTTAACTGTAATAATATCGTGGTTACTTATGCTAACTCTATCCCTGAACGTATTGACTACAATACCTATTTAAATTCATTGTATTCACCAAATGACAAGGTATACGAAGCATATGACGGAACAATTATCACAGTATATAATTACAAAGACGAGTGGTTCTTTGGAACTTCCAGCTGTCCTGATGCGAATAGTTCAAAGTTCTCACATCCTACAAAAAAACACGGTAATATGCTTGACGAAATTTTATATAAATATCAAAAGATGCATTTTACAACCGAAGAAGTATCTGCGCTAACTCCCGAAGAAATTTCTTTGAAACTAAGGGAATTATTTGTAAAACATCTTAATCCGGCGATGGCATATGAGTTTATTATTGTACATCACGAAAATAAGCATATAGTAGATTATACAGGATTGCTCGGAGATAATTATATGGAAATGTTTCATATTAATACAAAACACCGGGATACGCTTGTAGAAGATGATATTATCGCTTCTATTATTCCATCGCTCATTGAAATTGGCGTTAAATATCCGCTACAATTTAACAATATTACGGATGCATATACGCATATTAATATGATACCCTATAGCTACGGTTTAATCGTTAAAAAGGTAGTAGACAGTGTAAATACCGGCGGCAGCAAAGTTAAATTATACAAAATCTCTACAGATGCTATTAATTATCGTGAAGAAACTGATCCGTGTCATCCAAATATTTGGATGAATATTCTATCGGTCTATATGAAAAACAAAACTGAATACACAATTAAGGATTATATCGCTAATTATAACCCAAACATTAATTTGCCGCTGGATAATAACGGACAAAAAATAGACCCGACATACCTTGTTCATACCATTATTTCAACTATTAAAGATAGCTTATACAGCTATTATAAAACTACGACAACCTACTACCCAAAATATAACCGCTATAAAATGAACAAGGATATGGATAAACAATTTCCGCCAATTATTCAGTATCATTTGGCGCAGCTGCGTAATCTGCAAGTAAATACATACAAAACAAAAATGATTAATATGAGTAATGTGTATCACTATCTATGCCAATGCAATGATGTTAATAACATAAAAACCCTAATTCAATTCTTCGCGTCCAACCCGATTAATGAAATGTCGCAAAGAACTTCTATGTGTTTCGCCATTATGACAAGTTTAATTTCTTAAAATATCCTTAAATATCCTTAAATATCCTTAAATATCCTTAAATATCCTTAAATATCCTTTAAATATCCTTTAAATATCCTTTAAATATCCTTTAAATATCCTTAAATATCCTTTAAATATCCTTTAAATATCCTTTAAATATCCTTTAAATATCCTTTAAATATCCTCTTATATTTTTTATATTTTATAAAATTAAAATAAAAATCGCGCGTATATATAGAAAGAATATATAATATATGACCTACCAAGAAGAAGAACAATCCGGCGGTAAGAAGATGAGAATGAAAAAAGTCGCACGACCTGCGCGCAAGCCTGTTCGTGCTGCGATGTCTAAACCTAAGAAGGTGCAAACCAAAAAGCGTGTTTTTCACAATAAATTATTGAAACATTTTGGCGGGTTCTTTTCTGAACTTGAAGGATTCGCTGATCAAATGAGCAAAGTAGAGCATTCAACTCCCGTAGCAAAAAAGGCTAATTTTACTAATGGTATGCCTACGCCTACACCTATGCCTAAGCCATCAGCTTCTCCATCTGCCCAAGATGGTGGTCGCCGCCCCCGTCGCAAGGTTGCCCCCAAGAAGAAGGTTGTGCGAAGATCACGATCTCTATTCGGTGGCGCGGATGAAGAAGAATTTGGTGTTTATGGCGATATGGTAAATACTACGGGAGCTATTGCCGATAGTACAGTAGGAAGAATCGCGGAAGCCGCATCTTCAGTATCTTCCAGTTTACCTTCTGTAACCTCAGGAGGTGCTCGTCATCGTGTTCGCCGCGTTCGCCGTGCTTCTCCTGCACGCAGTGCTTCACCCGTACGCCGTCGCCGCGTCGTTCGCCGTGCTTCCCCTCGTTATTAAATAAAAATTATTCTCACAAGATAATATTCTAATTTTTTTTGTAAAATATATTAAAAAATGATATATAAGATAGATATAATATAATTAATAAAAAGAATATGCTTAAGTTTCAAAATTACACTTACGACGAACCTTCAACATGTCATAGTTTTGAGATTAATAATATTGATCTCGCTATTATTAATGGAATTAGAAGAGTTATATTAACTGATATTCCTATACCAGGCATTATTGGAGAAAAATTAGATAATGATGATCCGAGTGTTGACATAGTAATTAATAATGGCGCTCTTCATAATGAAATTATTATTCATCGTATTGGTCTTATTCCAATATGTCTCAAAGAGGACGAAATAGATGATTATGAAGATAATAGCATTCTTATTGAATTAAATGTAAAGAATACCACTAATAAAACTATAGATGTTCGCACAAATCATATTACTGCTACGCGTAATTTCGTGAATATTAGCGAGGATGAACTGAAGGATATTTTCCCTGCTAACAAAATATCAAAAGATTATATCTTGATTACACGATTAAGAACAGGCGAGCATTTGCATTTTAAAGCCAAGATTGTTAAAAGAACGGGTCGCGATAATGCATCATTTAACCCAGTATCGCTATCAAACTTCTCATATATACAAGATCCTAAGGAGGCAGACAAGAAACAAAATATTTTGGACAAAGAACGCTCGTATTACAAAAATAAATATGGTGATCCTGTGCGATTCAAGTTTGATATTGAAAGCATAAATCATAACATAGGGCCAAAATATTTAGTGTCAAAATCCTTAGATATCATTATTAATAAACTTGAAGCACTTAAAAAAGAATTAAATAGCGAAAGATCTACAAAGGTCAAAATTCAGCAATTTCAAGATATTGAAGGGACTTTTGAATTTATTATTGAAGATGAAGATGACACTTTAGGAAATATTATACAATCCTATATTCATAGCAATTATATTAGGGAAAATAATAAATTTAAAGACAAAATATCTTGTACTTATATTGGCTATATTTGCCCTCATCCGCTAAAATCTTTGATGATTATTCGCATCTCATTGGAAAATGTAAGTGATCCTACAAGTTCCAAGATATTTGCATCATTCCTTGAAGAAAATTGCTCAATCATCATAGAGGAATTATCCAAGATTAAAAACGAATGGACTAACTTCGCTATTGAGAATATTTAAGTTTGCTATAACTTACTTAATTTATTTTGTTTACTTTTTTACATAATAATAATATATATTATTGTAGTAAATAGAAACATAAGTTCAAAATGGCAATGGATACTGAAAATCTAAGAGATATTGAATATATTGATGAAGAGTTAGATGATATTGAATATGCGGAGATACTTAGTTTTGAAGAAATGAGCAAAATAAATCCCTCATTTATTGCTTTGGACAGAGAAGAAATATATAATCATCTATATATTTTTTTTAAAAATAAAAAAAAAGCCGACCTATTAAGAAGTTTATTTTATGAAATACTTGCAAATCGCGAAAGTAATGATGGTAAAATTAAAGATTTTACAAACTATATTTTTGCAGCTGAAGGAGAAATAGAAAAATACGGAGACGACGATAGCAAGGAAGCTACCTATAATTTTATAGAAAAATATAATAACAAAAGCGACCTTAAAGACTTTGTAAAGCGAAAGTTTTGCATATCATATGATAGAAAATCTACATTAATACGCTTAAAGCCTACGCATAATACAAATACTATTATTACAGACAACCCCCAATTTAAAAATACTGATTTCCCTAAATATTATCCAATCATCAAAGATTACCCTGTTATAAAATGCAAACAGATGGATAAGGTAGAGAATATATTTGATATAAATGATAACGACGATATCAGTCTTCCTATTATAGGATCATATTACAAGATTCCTACAACTACAACAAATGACTATATGTATGCCAAAGTAGCATCACATTTATTAAATAGTGTTAATACTAACTATAAATCATCGGCAAATTATAAAGATATATATCAGTTAATTAAGAATACGCGACCGGATATAGGTGTTATTATTAGTGAAATAAATAATAACAAGGAGAGTTTTTATCTTGATTATAGTAATATTAATAACATATTTAAAAAATACGATTATTCGCTTGACTTTATTACTGAGGCAGATCTTAATGTTTTAACTGACTATATGTATTCTATTATAAATGATGAAAAAGAGCGGAAAAATATCCATAAAGGTTTTAAAATAAAACGCCCTGTATTAATTAATAAAAAGTTAACTTTTTTTGATAATATAGATAAGACATTAAAAGTTATTAACATATCCACACAAATTGTTTCTTTTCTTGAGAAAACGAAGGAACTTATAACAAAGTATAAAAGCGATATAATTTATACCGATGTTGAGCCTTTGCGAAATTATAACATTTATGACATTATAAAGCAGATAAATGAGGATAGCATTACAATTGAAGATGTTATTGAAGAACTCAAAATGTCAATTAAAACTATCAATATTGATAATGCTCTTGAAACTATTAATAATATTTTAGAAGCCAAGGAAAATTTTGAGGATATTAAAGAAGATTGTAATAATATTAAAAATGCTTTTGTACATTCGCGCGAACACATATTTGATTATGACAAAGACGGAAAAAAATATGTTATATCTAAGAGAGAAAACAAAGCTATTTGCGATGGAAACGACATAGACGACTACGAAGGAGTGCAAGACGACGATGATATTATTGACGATGAAAATAAGGGTATTGCAAATGACGCAGATCTAAATGATATAGCTGCGACCGCTAATAGGGTTGCTAATACCTATAATTTGAACACATATATATCAAATATAAACTTTAGAAATGAGAAGGGATTTATTGAAATATTAAAAATAATACTTGAAATGATTAGGAAGATTAATGATATTGCAAACATAGATATTGATTACGACAAATTATCTAATTATTTATTTAAGAAATACCGTAGCGTATCCACGCGATACGAGAATTACTTAAAAGAATTTGAAAAAAAGAATATAGATATTGAAAACGCTAAAAAATATGCTAAAAAATATGCAGAATTGACACCATTACATTTATTATTAACTAAAAATATAGATAAAACCCACAAAGATATAGTTAAGACGGTTAATGAAAAGTTTATAGAAACTATTAATATAATATTCTATAACGCAATTTGCTTCTGGATTGTAGATACGCAAGAAAATATATTAAAAAACAATATATCTCTAAATTTGAACTATTTAAATCCAAACCATATTGATAAACTCAATACGCATGGGTTATTATATTATGCTATAGAATTAATAAGCGACTTCTTTAAATACAAAGATGAAAATGATTATATGATAGATATCAAGGGATTGCGAAAAACCCTAATATCTATTGTAGAGGAAGAATACAAGGATAAGGATGCTAACATATTGACAGAATTGTTAAATAAGAAGCATACGACCAATAGATGCGCTATTGATAAGTCTAAGTATACAGATGATGAAAAATATTATATAGATAAATTGCTATTCACTCCTAATAACAATGCAAAATATGAGAAAATACATAAATATATACAAGGCTGTTGCCTTCGTAAATTAGATTTAGATTTTAATGATATATCAGATTTTGAAACTACTAATAACACAGAGATAATCAAGTTAAAAGAGCTTTATTCTAAAGTCCGTCTAATCAATAAAGAGCGCGATATAAGATTTTCACCACCAAAGATAATTAAAAAGAAGAGCAAAAAATCAAAAAAAAAAGGAAGATATGATGTAGATGATGAAGATAATGACTTTGGTATTGAAGAAGAAAATTCTGCTGTTCCAAAAGATGATAGCAATGATGATGATGATGATATATATTTAAAGGAAATTAAGGAAAAACATAAAAATATTAAATTTATTAAAAATAAACCATATATTTATGACATAGATAATTATGGTGTTAATGAGTGGTTAGAAAGTATGCGTGGTATATCTGAGCTATTGCCAGATAATTTAATAGATAATCTAATAAATTACGAGATAGACCCAATTGAAGCTGTAATTACTGATAATATTTTGCGACTTAAAAAGGTGAAGAAGAATATAGGAAGCGACTTCCTAAATTGTAAATATATTAATTACAAAGAAATATTACTTAATATATGTAGAATATTATATGTTAATGTCAATTCATCCACCAAATACAATGAAAATGAAGTATTAAAAGCTAAGATTATGAAATCTATTAAAGTCATAAAGAAGATGATTAATAAACATCTCTATAATTTAAATAAAATTAAATATTATAATGATGAGAATGCTGACTTAATAAACACAATTAATATACTAATTATAAGTAATTCTCTAAATTTCCCTGATTTATCAGGTGTTGAAAATATACCAAGCGATTTTATTACATATAATGCAGATGAACTCTATGAATATTTAAAAATCTATTTAGATGGGAAATATAACAGATTCCTTACACCCGAAGAGATAGCTATATTTATTAATGAAAAACGCGAAGAATATAAAAATAAAAAATTAAAAGAAAATCAAAATTTAGATATTGAAGAAAATGAAATTCGCAGACAAGTTAAAGCTGCAGGTATAATAAAGGATGTATATAATGTCAATGAAGGTGATGAAGCTGGCGAAGCTGGCGATGCTGGCGATGCTGGCGATGCTGGCGATGGAGGTGGTAATGATGGAGATATAGATGATGCCTATAAGGATGAAGAAAAGGATGATGATTATAATTGCAAAGATAATGATAATTATAATATATATGATGATAATGATATAGATAATGATTAAAATATACTTTGTATATGGTATTATACATTCATAGCATTCTGTTGCCGTATTACAATTTCTGCTGAATTAGTTTTTTTAAAAGTTGTATTATTACCTATTGTTCCATTAAGTTGCAATGGCAAATGTCTGTCTTTAAAACTTTCAACAACTTGCATCTTATATCTGTTAGGTATTTCTTCAAATAATATATCATTTATGAGGTTTTCATATTTTAATGCTAATAAACTAAATTCATTATCTGTTATTTCGTCATCATTTTCTATTTGACCAGCTAATAATAAGAATTGCTGTCCTAATCTACGAAATAAATCACATTTTTCGCTTGCTTTTATAGAATTATTAAGAGACATAATTAAAACACTGATAGCATTAACAACAATATTAGGTATCTTAACTTCGTTAGCATCTTCACTAATTGAGTTGATTATACACATAGCACTTGAGGTAAGAACTAAGGGTATATTAAAAGCAAATTTTATCATACTCCAATATCCACTCGCTTTACTGCATAATAGAACTAATGCTTCTGTTTTAGATAATAATTTTTCAATCTTAAATGATAAATTATGCGACATCTTATATTCACTCCTATTATCTTCGTTTTTTTCAGTCATTATATAATATTATATAATATAAAAAAAATAGATTAGGAGATAATTAATTATTTATATTATTTATATTATTCAGCTTATCATTTAAATCATCAATGGTTTTCTGCTGGTTATTTATTTTTTCAGATAATTCTTGGATAGACTTGGCTAATAGTGGTATTATTGACATATACTCAATAGTATACTTGTTGCTTTCATTTGCAGGCACATTAACAGCTTCGGGAATTATACTGTGTAAATCTTGAGCTATAAAACCATAATTCTTTCTATCTCCTTCATTCTGTTCAATTGTTAAATAAGATACTGGATTTATTCTATTAATTAAATCAAGCGAACTATTAATTGGCCGAATATCTTTTTTAAACCGCCTATCACTTATAGTGGAATAATTAATAGCATTAATAGTTCCATTAACATCTAATTTACATATAGGATTTGTATTTCCAATACCAACATTATTATTATTAAAAATATTTATTATAGAATATTCAGCAGGTTCATAGGGTGTCCCTAATTGCCATATTTCCTGAGCGTTCCAAGATGAAGAAAGGACCGCACTGTTAGAATTATTGTAATAGGCCGGTCTATTTAAATATATCTTGCCCTCTTGCGAATTATCTCCTAATATTGAGCACCATTTAGCAGTATAATATACGAAGTCGCTGGATGTTCCTGGTAAGTCAAAGAATGAACCCGATATATTCGCTACAAAATACGAGGATGTGCTTGACTCAGCTCCTAAATTATGCGAGAGCCAGCACGAAGTCCCCTGGTTATCTATTAAATTATTCCCATCAGCTTCAGATATATGCGTCCACTCACCTGCTTCGCCTATCTTGCGATATAAGCGTAGCCCCCACCATCTTGCATCAGTCCCATAATCAATACCTATATGACAAGATATATGCACTAATACCTTTGACGAAGGATGCGTAGGTTTAATACGAACACAGAAACCTTGAATCTTTTCATTAATAATAGTAGTATTATTATCTATAAATTGCCAATCATATCCTGTTTTAACAACAATATTCCTATATATATTAAACAATGTCTGTATTGACATATTTTGACAAATAACCGCATTCTTAGGGATAAATGTAGTTTCTAATTGCCATATTTCTTGGGCATTCCAAGATGATGAGAGGACAGCGCTATTAGAGCTATTATAGGTCGCCGGTCTATTTAAATATAACTTTCCATTTTGTGCGATATCTCCTAATTGCGAGCACCACTGCACTGTATAATACACATATGTATCCATTGCATTAGGCTTGTCATAATAAGCTCCAGAAACATTTGCAATAAAATACGAATATGTGCTTGACTCTGCTCCTAAATTATGCGAGAGCCAGCATGGAGTTCCGTCATTATAATTATTACCATTGGCGTCTGTTATGTGCGTCCATTCACCTGTTTCGCCAATCCTGCGATATAACCGAAGACCCCACCATCTTGCATCAGTCCCATAATCAATACCTATATGGCAATTTAAATTAAGTAATATTTTTGAAGTATAATGGCTTGGTCTAATGCGCACACAGAAACCTTGGATATTATTATTGACAATATCGGTATTGTTATCTATAAACTGCCAGCCGCCACTTAATTTTTCTACAACATTTTTATATATATTGAATTGTGTTTGGGTAGGTGTATACTTCGTTACGATACCGCCCTTAGGGAAATAGGATGTTTCCAGCTGCCATATTTCGCTTACATTCCAAGATGAAGAAACAATAGGAGCATTTAAAGAGTTTATTATAGCGGGTCTATTTAAATATAACTTACCATTCTGTGTATTATCGCCAAGCAATGAGCACCATTTTGCAGTATAATAGATGTAGTCTTCAGATATGCCAGGAATATCATAATATGCGCCTGATATATTTGCTATAAAATAGGAATGTGTGCTTGAATCTGCGCCTAAATTATGTGACAGCCAGCAAGTAGTCCCATTGTTATTATTATAATCAGTACCATCAGCATTTGAAATATGTGTCCATTCACCAGCTTCGCCAATCTTGCGATATAAGCGTAGCCCCCACCATCTTGCATCAGTCCCATAATCAATACCTATATGACAATTTAAATTAATTAGAATTTTTGATGAATAATGGTTAGGTTTAATGCGAACGCAGAAACCCTGAACCTTGTCATCTATAATATTAATATTATTATCTATAAATTGCCAGCCGCTGCCAGATTTCTCAACGACATTTTTATACATACTGAATTGTGTTTGTATAGGACTATATTGTGATAATATAGAGGAACTCCCTGTATATGTTTTACCGTTAGGATAAATCATACCATTTTTGTATAAATCGCCGGTAAAATTAACATCTCCAGTAATATTTAAATTATTGTTTAATGTCGCTAAGTTATTTACTATAAGATTTGAATTAATAACAAGATCACCTTTAATCTCAAGATTACTATTATATTTATTTTCTATTATAAACTTATTTATAGTTCCTTCTACTATCTTATCAGTTGTTATCTCATTTATTCGCCTTTGTATTACATTGCTTGTTGTCAGCACATAATTACTTATACTTCTATCATTAATATTCATATTGTATATTAATGTTGTTATGCCATCGCCTAAATTTGAACTTGTGGATAATACATAGTTGAGCTGTGCATCATTAAGTTCATTTATTTGGTAAATCAAATTATCATTAACTATTGAAATATAATTGCTTGAATTATTATCATTCTCTTTAATTTTATTTATCAAGTTATTACTTGTAGATAATACATAGTTGCTTGTATCAAATATAACATCTCTATTATTTTTTTTATAAATACCTGAAATATTAACATCGCCATTTGCACCAATATTAAAAACATTTGTTGTTAGATTAGAAGCTGTAAATATATCTGTGCTATTACCTTTTTGTTGTACCATTAAAGCGGTTGAATTATTATTTGCATTAATAACTTCAAGTCTTTCAGTAGTATATACAGTTGTTTCAAGTGTTGTGGAATCACCAAGAACTATTAAATTAGAATTTATAGTTAAATCGCCATTAATAAAAAGGTTATTGTTATATTTGTTATTAACTATAAATTTATTAGCTGCGCTTATATTTTCGGTAATCACATCAGTCGTCAAATCACTTATTCGCTTTGAAATATTATTGCTTGTGGATAATATGAAGTTGCTTGTATTAGTATTGTTTTCACTTACAGTAGAATTTAGAGTTGCAATACTATTATTTACGATATTGCTTGTTAGCTGATCAAGAGTATATAGGCGATCGCTTAGGACATTGCTTGTAGATAATATGAAGTTGCTTGTATTAGTATTGTTTTCACTTACAGTAGAA